TTAGCCACTTTTACATTTCGTTAACAACTTTTTAACATCTCTGCAACATTCTATTCAGTCATCTGCATAACATCTTGACAACATTCTATTAACATTCCTGTTACAACTCTTTAACGATTCTTTAACACGGTCATGTTAAGAGTCTGTTACAACCCTGTTAAAATTTCTCGATACAAATTAACATTTCGATAACATGGTGATTCAACTGTAAAGCCATTTGTCAAGTCTAATAAATTCTCTTCAAACCCTTGACAATCCTGATTAGTTGAGTTGTTAAGACCCTGTTAAAATCCTGTTAAGATTGTTAAAGAGAATGGGTAAATGTTAACGGATTAGATGAATTGTTAAGAGCTTTGGAGAGTTGTTAAGAGACTGTTAAGAGAATGTTGCAGATATGTTAAGATTTTGCAAAGGAACGGTTAACTTCTGAGAAGCGGCCACTAAGTAGATATACAATTAATGTCAAAAATTGCATAAATCTTCAAAGTGACTATCCAATTAACAGTAAAGAACAGTGGTTAAGATACCCTGTCAGATATGATGTGAACCCTTGCAGTGTCTGGTTTAGAGAAGAGGTACTGTTAATTTTTAAAAAATAGAAAATTATCTGAAAAGTTACTGTCTGTTAAGATGAGATGTTAAGACGTAGGTTAAGATTGATTTTAAGGCACTTCTCAGCCCTTCTCAGAGGACTTCTCAGACAAGATGAGCAAACATACAGCTTACCAAGATAACGCCTTAGAGAGGCTTGTATGAGGCTTATGACGAATCCCTATGAGGATATGTTAAGAGGTGTGTTAAGACTGGATGTTAAGAAGTGGGTTAAGAATTTTTTAGAAAAATAAAAAGCCTCTGAAAAGAGGCTGTATAGAGGAATCACAGTTTGGTGACAGGTCTGCCGTTAATCAACATGTTCAGATGGAATGTTCTCACAATCTCTTCAGGAAACTGTAAAGCAACTTTCTTCCTTATCCGTTCTAATGTATCTGCGTTGTACGGTAATCCTTTGAACTCTTGCAAGCATTCTGTCAATTCAGCATACTGCTCAGGTGTAGCGTTCTTGTACATCATTCCTCCCAATATGACCAGTTCTCTTCAGCGGTATCTTTAGGGTCATACAGACGCCATTCACGACGATACATGTTGAAGGACATTGCACTGTAGCTATCAGTGACCGCTTCCATCTCACCTTTAGCGAGTTTCTTAGCAGTTTTGGAGTCACAGCCAGCACCTATCAAGAGATTCTTAAAGGTACGTCTAAACTGCTTCTTCCATTGGTTGTTCGTGTAACGATGTTTCATGAGAAAATCTCTCCAATCAGTTTTCCAAGACCATCAAGCAGATAACACAGTAAGAATGTGATTCCACTTGCCAGATACGGGTTCATCCACTCGAAGTGATACACTACAACAAACACTAAGAGTGTTGCAAGTACATTTTCAAGAAATCTTCCGAGAATCATTCCTCTATTTCCTTGTATGTGATTCAGGTGTTACAGCTTTTTGAAAGTGACTGTACCGTTCTTTTCAGCAGCTTCTTTAGCAGCGTTGAAACGGTCAATCATATCAGATTTGCCAGAGGCGATGGCCTGATAATCCGGCTTTTCCGCACCGCAGTATTCGCACTGCACTACGTGCTTCGGTTCACCACCCTCAATGCCAGTGATAAACTCAGACGGGATTGTCATCTCTTTAAAGGAACAACCAGCACCTGATGCAGAACACTCTGTGAAGTTATTCATGTTACTCTCCAATAAATGTGAAAAAAGGACTCCGAAGAGTCCCTATTATATCAAACGCCATAGTTGCTGTGCAAGTAGATTTCAACTTCTTTTGCACGTCTGTTTACCAGACCCTTGCTCACGACTTTCTTACCCTTGACAGTGATTTTATTCCACAGTGCAAATGATGCAGCAGCGGCTTCAAAGTTCCCTGCAAGATGATTTCTCAGTACGCTTGAAGAAGCAAAGTTAGTCAATCCCACGTTATACGCGAAGATTACAAGAGCGTCAAACTGATTCTGTGTTGTGCCTTTAACGGCCTTGACCAGATACTTTTCAACACCTGATTTGAAGTCATGCAAATCCAGAGCAAGTTCGGCTTTAGCAGCTTCGAGAGTTGTTGTATCACCCATCTTAACTTTTCTTGCACGAACACTGGTATCACCGAATCCAATAGTCGGTACACCTGCAACATCCAGATATGCTTTTGCACTGAACCCTTCCATTACTTCAAGGGCTTGCTGACCTTTTTGAGAAACTTCCATTCATGATTACCTCACTAAATATAAAAAGGACTCCGAAGAGTCCCTATGAGTTATGCTGCTGCAACTGTCACAGTCGCTGTATCGGTCTTCGCACCATCTTCGGTTGTTACCGTAATAGTCGCTGTACCTTCAGCTTTTGCAGTCACCAGACCGTTAGCATCAACGGTTGCTACAGACTCGTCAGAAGACTTGTAAGTAACTTTGCTGTTTGTTGCATTGTCAGGAGAGACCGTTGCAGTCAACTGACGAGTACCACCTACAGCAAGATTGTTAGTTTTCGGTGCAATTGCTACACCAGTGACGCTAACAGTCGTCGCTTTGATAACAGCATTAAGCTGTGAGAAGAACGGTTTGACTTTATCAGTCGGGTTGAGGATTTCTTCAATCTCGTAACCGTTCAGGGACAGATACTGAATATCGTGCAGGAAGTCAACCAGACGAACAACACGCGAAGCACTGTACATATTGGTTGCAGAGAACGGTACAGCACCTTTCGGTGTATATGTTCCGGTCATCTCTGTAGCGACATCCATCAGACGGTTCCAGCTACCTGAGTAGAAATAGCGTGGGAAGTAATAACTCTGAACTTTGCTGAAGTCAGTAATTTTACCGTCTGCTTTCGCTTTAGCGATAACCGCTGCCACGAACTCGTTAAAGGTTTCTCTAGCCATTTCTTATCCTTCGTTCACAATGGTTTGGAGTTGGTTTTGCATTGCTGCAAGGTTACGGCGCTTGTCAAGAGTGATGCCATACTTTTCAACATACTCTACAAGCTCTTCCTTAGACTCTTTAGACATTGCAATGCTCATATCAAAAGGTTCAGAAGATTTCACAGTGTCTTCATCGTTCGTCTTAAACAGAGGTTCGATGTCGTCCTGTACTGGTTCATTCACTGTCTCAGGAATCTGTTCAGAGACTTCAGCAGACAGACCGTTCACCGTAGCACTGTAAGCACCGAGAGTCATAGTTGCAGACTTCACAGTTGCACCAGTTGGTTGCTTAATCAGAGCATTGCTCAGTGTTCTTAAAAGAGACTCAGCATTCGGTGAATGAATGATTGAATCACCATCTTTAAGGTCAGTCCGATGAACAATTACATCAGGAGAAACCTCTTCAATGTCCTGTTTAACAGTGACTTTAAAGTTTGGATTGAAAGGTGTCTTTGCAACGAAAGTGTTAGGGACATATTTAAAGCCCTGACCAATCTGATTGTACATTTCACCAATCAACTCAAGTGCAGTAGTACCCGAAAGGGTAACTGACTCATCAGGATTGAATGTTCTTTGAACAGTCATTTCAAATTCCTTCTATTCAGTAGGTAAAGAATTTTCATCAAGATTCGATTCTCATAGTCAGAGATAAAAATCTCTTCAGAGTTTCTTGACCGATTATTCAGGTCAGTCATAACACCTGCGTATTCAGAGTGCATTCCACCAAAGGCCAAACGATAGAGAAGATAATCTTCGTAGACCTCTTGGATTTCTGAACTGTTTAATAGAATACTGGACATTACGACCACCTACATAATCTTACCATAACCTTGAAAGAAACGGTATAATGCTAATTCGTCGTCAGAGTAGTGCTCTGAAAGATGACTCTTGGCCTTTTGGGGAGACTTCTGATTATCTTTCGCTTTCTTTCTGACGGGTTTGTTTAAAATTGGTTGAGTCATTAGTAAATCCTAATAATGCCTCGCCCTACAGCTATGGAGTATATTCTCATAATATGGGTCTAAAGTCAAGCAATTTGTTGCATAAAATCGAAGAAAAAGTCATGAAAATCATCATTTTAACCCGATTTTTACTCATTTATGACGAAAAACCTCAAATATATGGTGATTCTCCACTTTACAGGTCTCTTTTTGTATGCTACACTCCGTTCTGTCATCTGAACAGGTTCTTTTTAAAGATTTCTTCTTATATTCTATCTGTTATCTATCTATCTCTAATTATCTCTTAAAAGTCTTTAAAGATAACTGTAAAGACGCACTCACGCCCACAAGCACACGCGAGGGCAAGAAACACCTTGACAAAATGTCTATTAAGGTTAAAATTATTACTTGACATAATGTTTGATTGAGGATTTAATAATGGCTAGAAAACATGCTGGTCAGTTCCGCAAGGGGCAATCTGGCAATCCTGCTGGAAGACCGCGAGGAAGCAGAAATAAATCTTCTCTTGTCAAGGCTCAATTACTGCTTGACGACTCAAGTGAGATGTCTGTAAAATTGTTCCGCGCTCTTGTTACAAGAGATGCAGCACAACTTGCAGAGTTCGGACTTTCACCCTCTGACGTAAATGTCAAAGCGATGATGGAAGCAGCGAAAATCATTCTCACTCAGTCTTCTTCAGAGATGAAAGCACTTGCATCTGACAAGAAAAAAGAAGATGATGTACCGGAACAGAAAGAGGAAGCTCCAACGTTCCAGAATGTTGCAAGAATTGGTTCAAAATAGTTGTTGACAGATACGAAGTTGAATGTTACCTTGGTATCTGTTCTGAGAGAGCTTCAGAGGTTTCACAGAAATCTGTGCGGGTGTGGTGTAAAAGGGGAACATACATGGTTTTGCCCATGTGGATGAGGGTTCGACTCCCTTCACCTGCTGCTCTGAAGGTAGCCTGATGATGAATCGGGAGTAAATAACACGAGGCGACAGAACGCGCCTACTCTTAGAAAAATAAATTGAAAATCTTGTTGACAGGCTCCAATAAGTGCGATAAGATAGCTTCATAGTTTTAGAAAACATCTCCGTTTAGCTCAGTATGGATAGAGTAGGCCGTTTGGGGCGGTCGGGTCGAAGGTTCAAATCCTTCAACGGAGACCAAATTAATGTCGTAGAAGGCAAACGGTTAGCCACCTGACCTTCAATCAGTTGCTCGCGGGTTCGAATCCCGTCTACGACTCCAAAATAAAGTTTGACAGGTACTTTGAATTCTGTCAGTATGGGTCAGTAGCTTAATTGGGAAAGCATCTCACTTGCAATGAGAAGGATGAGGGTTCAAGTCCCTCCTGTATCCACCAAAACTTTAATGGTCTGGTCAAATTCTCCCTTAGAATCTTGACTGATAAACTCTCTGTAAGGATTCGCGGTTGCTTGCAGAGCTTTGGGATAGCATCTTCTAAGTCACGTGCTGAAGAATGCGAAATTGGAATGACCTTGCCGAAACGGTTAGTTTGTCCAGAGCCATTAAAGTTTTATAGCGGGATGGAGCAGTGGTAGCTTGCCAGTTTCATTATCTGGAGGTCGTAGGTTCGAATCCTACTCCCGCTTCCAAATTTAAAGGGTTTGAAGCACATATGGATGTGCGGCTGGCTGTTAACCAGATGGTAGTGGGTTCGAGTCCCACCTTTCCCGCCAATTTATGCGTCTATGGCAGAGATGGTCAATGCAGCGGTCTGTAAAACCGCCCCGAAAGGTTACTGGTTCGAGTCCAGTTAGGCGCACCAAACAATTGCGAAGTAGTGAAATGGCATCATACTGGTTTCATTATCCGGTGTAGGTAGTTCGAATCTACCCTTCGCATCCAAATTACTCAGTTTGGGTTGTTCTGAGTGACGTGTAGGGTATTACCCTTTAGAGCGTCGAATCAAAGACTCCTTAAAGTTGGGGATGTGGCAGACTTGGTAATTGTACCGCACTGTCTATGCGGAATATGAGGGTTCAAATCCCTTCATCCTCGCCAATTTCACCGGAAAGACTACCGTCCAACTGGTAACTGCCGTCTGGTATATGCGGTGATTCTACTTTGTAGCGTTCCTCTTATGAGGTGAATGGATGTCTCCTTTCCAAAGCACATTTAGATGAAATATACAGGTCTACAGCTTTTACTTAAACGTTTCACCTCCTTGCGTTTAAGGTTTGGGCTACATAACTGAGTAGTCTCGCTCAGGGCGACAGAGAGACAAAATGGAAGGGCAAATCGACTGGCGACGAAAACGGTCTTGAAAACCGCCGAGCGTTAATAGCGCCTTGAGGGTTCGACTCCCTCTCCTTCCGCCACGGTCTAATTAGCTTATATGGTAAAGCAACGGTCTGAAAAGCCGTGGAACAGGGTTCGAATCCCGATAGACCGCCAAATTCAACGGTGTGTAACTCAATTGGCAGAGTGGGTGGCTTTTAACCACAGGGTTGCAGGTTCGATGCCTGTCACACCGACCAAACAAAATGGACTATTAACTCAACTGGTCAGAGTACCCGACTCTTAATCGGGAGGTTCAGGGTTCGACTCCCTGATAGTCTACCAAATTTCTTAGTAGTGGTATGGCAGAGATGGTCATGCACTTCCTTCATACGGAAGCCTACATCGGTTCAAGTCCGATTACCACTTCTAAGAGATTTAATTGTGGGTTAGCATAAATGGTAATGCAAACGCCTGATAAGCGTTAGAAGAGGGTTCGATACCCTCACCTACGACCAAACAATCGGGGTATGGAGTAATTGGCAACTCTACGGTTTTTGAGGCCGTCAGTTTTCGGTTCGAATCCGAATGCCCCCGCCAAACGATGCACCCTTAGAACAAACGGATAGTTCCACTGTCTTCTAAACAGTTAGTTACAGGTTCGAATCCTGTAGGGTGTGCCAAAAAATGGGTGATTCTGCAACGGTGGAGCTAGGCCAGCTTTGAAGCCGTAAAATGGGAATGCAGTATCTACTGACGATAGTTCTTGAAAGTAGTTTGTGAAGCCGGACTAACAGATTATGAGTAATGGGCGACAATAGGTCGTGGAGAGGTTCGAATCCTTAATCACTCGCCAAATTTAGGTTGACAGGTGAAACAATCTCCTGTAATCTTTACCGTAGTTTTCGTTGGGTATGCTTCTATTTTTATCATTTAAAATAAATGCAAATGATGCTCAATTTCTGGCAGTGGCGTAATAGCTAAACACCAGTAGGGTCTTCCGACTCCCTATCACCGAATTCGGCGTAGAGTTGTCCCGTCTATGATTGCCAAACGGGGCTTCAACCTAAAAGGTTCTTACGAGAGTCTTTCAGATTGAATGGCGTAATATCCCAATTGGCAGAGGAAGCAGGTTCAAACCCTGTTCAGTGTGGGTTCGACTCCCACTTACGCTACCAGATTCAGATGTCTTTATAATCGTCCCTGAAATGACGGGGCAATTAAGGAGGTGGTCTGTATCTCCTGACTGTCAGGATAACCAGTAGAGCGTTAATAACACTGAGAAGTGTGATGAGTCGCTTGATAAATGCAAGTATGATGTCAATAGGTAACATGGCGTCCTTCCAAGTCGCTCTTGCGGGTTCGAGTCCCGCTACTTGCTCCAAATTATAGGGGGTTAGTTTAACTGGCAAAATATCGGCTTCCAAACCCGTAAGTTGAAGGTTCGAATCCTTCACCCCTTGCCAATTCAGAATGCCTCCATCATATAAGGGCTATTATGCCTGTTTTGTAATCAGGTCATCGCGGTTCGAATCCGTGTGGGGGCACCAAATAATACTCGTATAGCTCAGATGGTAGAGCGGCATCTTTACACGTTGCTGGTCAGGCGTTCGAGTCGCCTTGCGAGTACCAAACAATGGCTGTGTAGCCCAACTTGGCAGAGGCACTACGCTAAGAACGTATTCAGTGTGGGTTCGAATCCCTCCACAGCTACCAAACAATAGACCTTTATCTTAAATGGACAGAGACTCAAGCTACGAACTTGAGAGGTTCGGGTTCGAATCCCGAAAGGTCTTCCAATAGGATGTTCGTATAGTTGGCCTATTACACCGGACTCTGAATCCGGTTACGATGGTTCGAGTCCATCACGTCCTGCCAAACAATAGGTGATTACCCCAATTGGCAGAGGGTAGGAGCTTAAACCTCCGATGTTGAGAGTTCGAATCTCTCATCACCTACCAATGGAGTTGGTATCATAAATGGATAATGACCCTGACTGTGAATCAGGTCTATGCGGGTTCGAATCCCGTCCTTCTCCCCAAATTCTGGAAGATTAACCCTAAATGGTAAGGGAAGTGTTTGCTAAACACTCAGTAACCGAGAAATCGGCGTACCAGTTCAAGTCTGGTATCTTCCTCCAATTCGTAAGGTGTATAATGGCTGTCACAGACCAAACTAAGCAAATCTTCAGTTTAATGCAGTCTGGTAAGGCTTTTAAAAATCCTCTGGCGAGTGCATCATCAAGTCTGTCTTCAAGTATTAGTTCCGGTACATCTGGAATGAACACACTGAAGAGCAACCTGACAAATCCAACCGCTCAGACGGCTTTACAGAATGCTGGCATTAACACGACATTACTGACAAGTGGTGCAGGGGCTTTAACCTCTTCAGCTTCGACTGTTACAAGTCTCGTCAGTTATGGTCAGACCTCAGTTAACGAGTTCTCTCAGAGAATGCAGTTGGCAGAGGGTTACAAGAGTTCTTACGAATCTCTTACAGGCACTTCCGCAGGTTGTTCACCTTTCAACTCCGTAATGGGTGTTGCACAAGGAATCGGACAGTCAGCAATGAATGCTTACAACACGGTGATGACCGGAGTTAACTCAGCTATCAGTGCATTGAATGATGCTATCGCAAAAGGTCTTGCAACTATTCAGGACTTAGCAGCAGCAGCATACGCAAAGATTAATGAGCTTATCACAAAGGCCAAAGAGTTTGCACAGAAGGTTGTTGATATGATTGCTGAAGAAGCAAGCCTAATCAGTGATTACCTGAAGACTCAAGCCAGTGCGTTTATGGCGAAGTATATGCCAGATTGGTTCAAGGACTCTTGTAAGAGTGCTGTGACAAATAACGTGGCAACCGATGAATTGAAAGCAGCAGCGAAATAATGGCGCGATGACTGAAACACAAATGGTGTCCGTCTGCAAAACGGAAAAATGAGGGTGGGATTCCCTCTCGCGTCTCCAATAAGTCCTCTTGAGAGTCAGGGTATCGCTACCTCTTGGCTCTTGGGAGGCAGCTTTCGAGTCATACTTAAAGTGTCTTTCCGAAGAGTTTTTGAGTATGTTTCGGCATACAGGCAGTTGCGGTTTCCTTTGTGGCGCTAGTCGCCACCTTTTTCCAAACTGTCAGTAGTGTGTACATTTTCAACTCATTTCTTCGGAGGCTTTTTAGCCTCCTTTTTTCGTTTATGGAGCAAAGAATGAACGAACAACAGATTAAAGAACTGCAACTTAAAGCCGAACTGTATGACCTCTCAAAATCCAATCAGGAGATGAGTGCGGTTATCAGAAACGTAATTATCAGCCTTGCAACCTCACTGAAGGTTGACCCGAATGAGTATAACCTGCAAGAGCTATTGGATAAGGTCTCAGAAGCTGTGTAAGCCTCTGTGAGCTATTTTATGGAGTAACCCTAATGAACCTTACCGAAGTTAAACAGCAGCGTCTGAGGGACGTACAGGCCGTTTTAGCGGGTACTATCAAACTTGAGCCAGCAGTTGTAAAACTTCTCGCCAAGTATGGAAAGCCAGTTGAAAAACTGCTTCCAAGTCAAATCTTGACATTGAGAAAGTATACGCTTGAAGAGGTTGAACTTCTCATGAGGCTGTTGACAAATAAGAAGTTTATTGCCCCACAGCCCGGCTCTCAAGAGGCATTGCTGAACACCACAACTGACATCACACTCTATGGTGGTGCGGCTGGTTCCGGTAAGACGGTTGCTATCCTGATGGATGCCCTTCAGCATAAAGATGACCCTGATTACTACGCTGTATTCTTCCGTAAAAACACCACACAGTTATCAGGTGGTCTTTGGCCTGCCGCTAAAAAATTGTATGGCATGTTCGGGGGAGTTCCACATGAACAGAAGATGGTGATTCAATTCCCTTCTGGCGCATCAATCAAGTTCTCTTACATGGAACTGGAAAAACACGCAGAAGCCCATCAGGGTATCGAATACTCAGCAATTTATTGGGATGAGTTTACTCACTTCTCACAGAGTCAGGTTGATTACCTGATGACTCGTATGCGTTCTGGTGCAGATGGTGACTCGTACATGAAATGTTCGATGAACCCCGAAAGAGACCACTTCGTATATGCTTGGGTAGAGCCATTCCTTGATGAAGAGGGTTATCCTAATAATGAACTTTGTGGTAAGACTCGCTGGTTTGTTATTCAGGAAGGTGTCATGTATTCTGATTGGGACAGAGATGTTATTCTTCGCCAATTCCCATTAGAAATTCCACAGACATATACCTTTATTTCTGGTACAATTGATGATAATCCAATTCTGGACTTTATCGAACCGAAATATCGTGGTAGACTTGAAAACAATACACCTATCAACGTTGCAAGACTTCGTTATGGTAACTGGAAAGCAAGGGCTGAAGGTTCAAGCTATTTTGATAGAAGATGGTGTCAAATCGTAGATTCAGTTGACGAACCAGCCTCACGTGTGAGAGCATGGGACTTAGCTGCAACACTTCCATCAGAATTGAATCCAGACCCTGACTGGACAGCAGGTGTTAAAATGTCCAAAGGTCAGAAGACCGGAACATTCTACATCGAGCATGTTAAGCGATTCAGAGACCGTCCCGCTGGTGTTGAAGAAGGTATTCAAGAGACTGCCAAGGCTGATACGTCTAAGGTAGAAATCTTTATTCCTCAAGACCCAGGCGCTGCTGGTAAATCCTACGCTTCAGGTTTAATCAGAAAACTGGCATTAGCCGGATTCCGTGCAAGAGCAAGAACAACAAATAAGGACAAGGTTACACGCTTTGCCCCATTCTCTGCTGTTGCTGAATCAGGACATGTCAAAGTTGTGAGAGGCGATTGGAACGATGCCTATTTCACTGAACTAGAAGGTTTCACTGGTGACGGTAAACGTAAGGATGACCAAGTGGATGCCACAAGTGATGCTTTCCAGAGTCTGAACAGTCGTGGTGTATTAAAAGTCCCATCAATGGATAACTCTCTTGATATGCTGAGAGATAATCCGTTCGCAGGTATCAAAACCATTTAGGAAATATGACAATGGCTCAGAACGAAATTAACCCTGAACTGCCAGCTTTTCAGAAGGACGAGATGGGTTCTCTTGGTCTCAAAGTCATCAGCGGGAGACTCTTTGAAGAGCCTCGTAGAAACTTGAGATTCCCTGAGAGCATCAAGACCTTTCAGATTATGATGCGTGACCCTGCTATTGCAGCGTCTATCAATATCCTGAAGACTTTGGTCAGAAGAGTCAACTGGAGATTTGATGCTCCAGACGGATTCGATGCAAAAGATTATGAAGAGCGTATCAAGTTCTTCGAAACACTGAAAGGTGATATGGATGTTGAATGGGGAGATTTTATCAACTCAATCATGTCTATGTGCGTTTACGGATTCAGTCTTCATGAGAAGGTCTACAAAGTCCGTAAAGGTAAGAAAGGGAAATACCCTTCACGTTACAATGATAAACTCATTGGGTGGGCTAAACTCCCTGTAAGAAGCCAAACCACGATTGACAAGTGGTACTTCGATGAGAATAATCGTGAGTTGACAGGTGCGCGTCAGAACTTGGGTCTTATCCCTCATCTGGCAGGTTCAACTGTTAAGAACTTTATCGAACTCCCACGTTCAAAGTTCATGCTCTTCCGTTATGATGATGAGGTTGGCAACCCTGAAGGTCGCTCACCACTTCTGAATGCTTACGTTCCTTGGAAGTACAAGGTTCAGATTGAAGAGTTTGAAGCAATGGGCGTGAGTCGAGATTTGGTTGGTATGCCTATGATTGGTCTCCCACCAGAATATCTTGACCGTGACGCAGACCCTGAAAAGAAAGCCTTTGCCGCTTACTGTCAGAACATCATCAATGACATCAACGCAAACAACCGTGCTGGACTTCTGTTCCCACGTATGATTGACCCTGAGTCAAAGATGGACATGTTCGAGTTCAAGCTGGTGAGCAAGCAGGGTGCGAAGTCTTACAATACCGATGAAATCATTGACAGATATTCTAAACAGATTATGATGTCATTCATGTCAGACGTATTGGCAATGGGTCAGAGCAAGTATGGCTCTTACAGTCTCGCAGACTCTAAGACAAGTCTTCTTGCAATGTCCGTTGAAACCATTCTTCGTCAGATTCAAAACGTCATCAACAAAGACCTGATTCCTCAGACTTACTCACTGAACCAGTGGGATGATGAAGAGCATGTCAGAATCGTGTTTGAAGACATTGAGAAGCCTGACCTTGAAAACATCGCAGCATTCATCCAACGTTGTATTTCTGTTGGTGCAATGGAAGTTGACAAGAACATGTCTAACTATCTGCGTAGTCTGCTTGGTCTTCCTGAAGCCGATGAGACTGCACCAGTATCTGAAAAGCTGTCACCGAATAGCCAATCAAAAGCTGGTGAAGGGTACAAAACATCAGGTGAAGGGACTGCTAAGTCTCCATCAGGACGTGACGAAAACGTTCAGCGAAAAGGGTAAGTAATGGCAGAAGATACCTTGACACTCAGCTACAAAGTTCGTGTGTCAGATTATCGCCAAGACCAATCATCCGAATCCGGTACGTTGACTGTGAGTCAGGGAGTTAAAATCTCTGGCTCCGGTCAGACTGATGGTAAGAGTGGACAGATTACTTTATGCAGACATACTGATGTTTCACTGGCTGGAGAGGACTTTATCAGAGGTTCTTATCAGCCAGTTATCAGTTTCCCTTTTGGGAGTGCTATGAAGCTGTCTTACCAACTCTATGATTGTCAAGGCAAAAAGTTGGATGCAACAGAGCTATCCGCTGCATACATCGCAATTGGTGAGTTATCACACCCCGCATCTATTAACTCAGATGGAACAGTATCTTACTTATTTTTGAAAAGTGACTATAAAGTGCTTGTCAAAGGTCAGATTTATGATACAGTGTTATCTGTAGTGGATAGCCAAGGGAACAACTCAATCGTTTCCAAGCAACTTTTAAGGTTGGATTAATGGCATTAACCACTTTCACGAAAAATCTCATGTTGAGCGCACTACCATCTCAGATGAAAGTTGCTCTTCATTCCTCAGACCCTTCGCCTGACCCTACAGCAAATATGGTCACTTCGAAAATGGCAATCGTCTTTGGAACTCCACAAAACGGTCTGGTTGCATCACAGGATTCAGTTATTTTTCAAATTCCTGCAAATTCTACGATTTCCCACTTTACAATCTGGGATTCAAGTGATAGACTTGTTTTAAATGGTGAGTTAAACACTCCTGAGTTCTACGTTCAGGCTGGTGTGTACACTCTTAACGCTATCTCAATTGATTTGAACACATGAGGTCTGAATGTCACATCAACTATTCAGACTAGCGGCTCAAATTCAAAATAAACCCCTGTTAGCCACTGAGGATTTGGCTGCATCTGTTATGCTGTATATTAATCAGCGTATGGCAGGTGCAATTGACCCTATGGCTGCTGTCAATATCAAACCTGTTACAGGTCAAGCAGAAAACTATGTATCAACTGTCCAAGACGGTGTAGCATTCCTGAATGTATTCGGGGCGCTCTCTCATCGTATGTCTGGCATTGATGCAATGTGTACTGGTGGTCTGTCATCTTATCAGGGATTGACCAGAGCATTTGATGAAGCTGTTGCTGACGCATCAGTTGAAAAGATTGTTCTGATGATTGATTCAGGTGGTGGTGAAGCTGCTGGTTGTTTCGAACTTGCAAGACACATGAAAGAACACTCTAACGGTAAACCCGTTATCGCTTATGTCGATGAAAGAGCCTGTTCAGCCGCTTATGCGCTGGCTTGTGCTGCAAGTGAAATCTATGCCTCTCCAAATGCTGATGTAGGCTCAATTGGTGTGATTGTTATCCATCAAGAGTTCTCTAAAGCAATGGAGAAAGCGGGAATCCAAACCAACATCATCAAAGCTGGTGAAGTTAAAGGTATGGGAAACCCGTATGAACCACTTTCTGACCAAGCTAAAGACTTGATTCAGAAGTCGGTCGATAATTCTTACACATCTTTTGTCAACCTTGTATCAAGTTCTCGCGGTATCTCTGCGGAAGCTGTTAAAGATACTGGTGCAAGAGTTTATGGGGCTGACGAGGCTCTTTCACTCAAGCTGATTGACGGCATTAAAAGCACTGACGAATTCAAAGATTTCATCTTTGGTGGAGCCAATGCAAATGTTAATGTTCCAAATCAACCAGCGATTCAACAGGCTAACTCCGAGGAACTTGAAATGGATGCCGAAAAAGAAAAGGCTTATCAGGAACAGATTGCGCTGCTTCAGGCTCAGATTAATCAGGGCGCAGATGCAAAACTGCTTGACACCATGAAGCCTCATGCTGAAGCAATCGGTATTGATGCTCAGATGGCTGTAGACACTATTAAGGCTCTTGGGTCTGAAAGTGATGCTGCTAAATTCATGACTTCTGTTATCCACACAGCGTCTGCCAAGATTGAAAGCGTTCAGGCTGAAGCCTCAGAGCGTATTGCAACTCTTGAAGCGGAAGTTGAACAGACCCACGCTAAAGCACTGGAAGCACTGGAAACAAGCGCATCTATGCAGGAAGCTGGTCAGGGTGGTGAAGCTCCCGTTCAGGAACCTGAACAGAACGCTGAAGAAGCTGAAGCTCAGTCAAAGGCTGAACTCCGCTCAAAGGCTCTCGCAGATGCGATTGCTCAACTTAACAAAAACTGAGGAATACAATAATGGCTTACGCTGGCTACATTAAAACAGGTACACGTGAAAAGCTGATGGACATCGTACTGTGGGAACAGATTTCTTCAAACGGTTTTAGCCGTGAATCTGTAGCCCCTGCTGCTGGTCTTGATTACGAAATTGGCGACCTGTTAAAGGCTGATGGTACTAAAGCTACCGCTGCCGCTGACATCTACGGTGTCTGCCTGAACAACTTCAAAGCTGCTGTTGGTCTGACTACTTCAGGTCAGGTGAACATCACCATGATTGTTCGTGAAGCAGAACTGAAAGCAGGTGGAATCAATCTGGCTGGTATGACCGAAGCTGCTGTGGCAACTGCCCTGAAAGCTAAAGGTATCATCCTTGTTCCAACTGGTAAATAATTCTTTTTAGAAGGAAATCTAAATGTCTTTAACTCTTGCAAATGGCTCACGTTTCCTGTTGGCTGACCTGACAGGCGATATTGCTAACATCCCTAACACTTACGGTTATGTCAACCAGCTTGACCTGTTCCGTTCAGTCCCAACTTCACAGACCTCTGTACTGTTGGACATCACTGATTACGGTATCAGCTTGCTTGACCCTGTTGACCGCGATACTCGTAACGCTGAGTCAAGTGCTCCTGAATCTCTTCGTCAGGTTGCGTTCCCACTGATTTACTTCAAGCACATTGAGTCAATCACACCTGAACAGGTGCAGGGTATTCGTCAGGCTGGTACTGCTGCTGAACTGACTACTGAAGCTATGGTTCGTGCTCGTAAGCTCCAGAAGATTCGTATGACTCACGACATTACTAAAGAGTTCCTGCTTATGCAAGCTCTGAAAGGTAAAGTTGTCGATTCTAAAGGTTTCCTTTGGGCTGACATGTACCAGACCTTCGGCGTTGAGAAGAAGACTGTGTACTTCGACCTTGACAATCCTGATGCAGACATCGACGGTGCTGTTGACGAACTGGTTGAGCACATGGAAGACACCGCGAACACTGGTGGTCTGACTAACGGCGAACAGATTATCGTACTGGTTGACCGTGCGTTCTTCCGTAAGCTGACTGGTCATGCTAAAGTACGTGAAGCGTACATGGCTCAACAGGCAGTAACCTCTTACGGTCTGATTACTGGTTCTCTGAAGACTGGTCGTTCAGATGGTGTTGCTACAGCGACTAACGAGTTCCCTTATCGTGGTCTGGTGTTCCGTCAGTACAACGGTAAGTTCACTGACAAGCGTAACACTGTTCACAAGCTGGTTGGTATCAACGGCGTTGAGGACTCTGTAGGTGTTGGTCATGCGTTCCCTAACACTGCGATGTTGGGTGAAGCGAACGACCTGTACCAGATTTCTTATGGCCCTGCTAACAAGATGGGTTATGTGAATACTCTTGGTCAGGACTTGTACGTGTTTGAATACGCGAAAGACCGTGACGAAGGTACTGACTTCGAGGCTCATTCTTACATGATGCCAATCTGTACTCGTCCTCAGTTGCTGGTTGACGTTCGCGCTGACAAGGCTTCATAAGACTCTTCAGGAGGGTTAAATGTATACGGGAAACCCAAGCACTAACCCTCTTGACAGAATCAGAATTCTTTGCACAGACACCGATAATGATGACCTCATGATTGATGATTCTGTGCTTGAATTCTTCTATGTTTCGAACGATAAGAACGAACGTAGAGCGGCTATTCAGGCACTTCGCTACATCTTAATGCAGTTTGCTAAGATGGCTGATGAGAAGGTTGGTGGGGTCTATGAGCGCAACTCAGACCGCTTCGCCAACTTCAAATCTGCCCTTGACGACTTGATTAAGAATGGTATTGTTGGAACACCTTATGCGGGTGGTATCAGCAAATGTGACATTGAATTGAGAAAATGTAATCCCGATTCTGTGAACAAGAGTGTTGAGTACGGTGATGCTTTCAGCTATCATGACAACCGTTGCCAAGGTGATTTTAACGGGAGTCCTAACCGTATGGTTATTGCTTTCGTAGATAAGGAATCATAATGGTAAAACGTGTTATCGGTGAGGGGCGAAACGTCCTAATGAAAGCCGTCAAAAACATTGCAAAGTCAACTGTAAAGGTTGGCTTTTTTGCTGAACAAGGTAAGCACTACTCAGGTTTCTCTTATCCTGCGTTAATGTATCTTCATGAAGTAAACGGTATTCCAGCAGCCAACGGTAAAGTCTACCGCAGGGCGTTTGAAACCGCTATGCAGATTGACAGAAAACTTTTGATAGCGCAAGCTCAGAAGAATCTAAAACGTATGCTCTCAACAGGGCAGACAAACCCCGACCTCGTACTTTCCCAATTCGGACAAGGCACTATCAAGTCCCTTAAAAAGGTCTTTGGTAATCCAAGCCTGTTACCACCGAACACACCTTCAACTATTAAATCGAAGGGTGGAAGAAATACGCCTCTGGTTGATACATCTGACCTCGTTGATAAACTGGCGTACAAGACTTCTAATCGTGGAGGATTGAGGAAATGAGGCTATTAAGAAGACACACTCTTCAGATTGTGAGAAAAACCTCTGAAGGGTACTACAACGAGAGCGGTCGTTGGGTATCTGGAGAGAATTCAGTAACTGTCCCTATTCGTGGTAATTTACAGCCATACAATAACAGTCTGACTCAAAAGGTTCTTCCAAAAGGTGTTGTAGCAACTGATGTGAGAATCCTCTACACTGTTGCCAAGCTGAGAACTTCTGATGAAGTCTCTTGGACTGAATCTGACATCCTCTTACTGGACAACGTTGAATACGAATGTTTCAGTGTGATGGATTGGTCGATGCAGTTAGCCAGAACATCCCATTACGAATACCTTTTCATCCGAAGAGATAAGATTAACACAGTCCGTAATGCGAGTGAATAATGTCTCTATTAAATCTTGAAAGTATTGAAGATGGTGTTGTGAAATACACTTTAGAGTCTGTTGGTCAACTCCTTGCTAAAGACAAGAACAAGAGACCTTTCGTCATTATTGAGAATCCATCGGATAACTCAAATGACAAGGGTTTGAAACCTGATATGCCGTTCATTTCCATTCGTTCAGTTGGGGTAACGACACCTTATGGATTCTTACTCGATGTTTTTGTTGACGATGAGGGAAGAACGTGCTATCGTATTCCTTTCAAAGTGCAAATAAGAGTTACAGCAACTGGAAAGAACTCTTTTGGCATCATTTCAGAATTCAAGCAACGCCTTGAAATCTCTTCACTTCGCGCACGTCTTACAGATTATACTGGTGGAGCAATCCTCGTAGACTCTGGACAGATGCCGCAAAACTTTGACATGCTTCAAACAGACTATGAGCCGTCTACTCCGCTGATTCTTGAATTAGCTGTGGATTCGATTCTGGTTGACTATGATTCCAGTGTCATTGAAAGAGTTATTGCAGACGGTATTCTTCATTATGGTGAAGGTGATACCCAAGCTGTAGCTATCCATTTAGACGAACATACCCAAGATTATCGGGAGTAACAAAATGGCTTACACTCCAATTGTAAACGTGGATATTACACTGAACACAACTGGCTCTACACGTGAAGGTTTCGGTCTTCCATTGTTCCTTGCGGGACATGATGCGTTTGAAGAGCGTGTTCGTGGCTATACCTCTCTGAGTGAACTCTCTGAAGACTTCACAACAGACTCAGCAGTATACGGTGCTGCACAGGCTCTTTGGGCGCAAACTCCAAAGGTAACTCAACTGTACATTGGTCGTCGTAACTTGCAGTATTCTCTTGCAATCCCTACTATTGGGTCTGCTGGTGATAACTACCTGTTAACTGTGACCACAAACAACGGTGTGGTTGGTTCATACTCTGCTACTGGTGCTTCTAACAGTACCGCTCAGACGATTCTACAGTCTCTGAAGACAAGCATTGATACGGACACAACTGTTTCACCAACTGTGACTACAACTCTGTCAGGTACTGGTGCTAACGCCACGTTGCTGATTACTGCAAAAGATGCTGATGTAGACTTTGCACGTGTCACAAGTTCTGGAACCAACATTGTTATCTCTTCTACAGCTTCTGACTCTGCTGAACAGGCAGTGAAGCGTATTGAAGATTATACAAACGATTGGTACTTCATTGCAACAGATGAACGTAACGAAACCTTTGTACAGGCAATGGCAGCGGCTATTCAGTCTCGTACTAAGATTTTCTTCACAGCTACTGACTCTGCGGCGTCATTATCTGGAACGAACATCAGTGCAGCAACTGATATTGGTGCTTATCTTGCTACTAACAAAATGACTCGTACAGTCGTTGTGTGGCATGATGATGCAGAAAGCCAGTACCCTGAAATGGCCTATATCGCTTACGGTGCTCCGTATGATGCAGGTTCTATCGCATGGGGTAACGCAGTCTTGACAGGTATTGACTATTCACGTCAGCCTACCAACAATCGCCCTCTGAACTCAACTCAGAAAGCGGCTCTGGAAGCACGTAACATGAACTATGTTGACTACGAAGGTGGTAACAGTGTGATGCGTAGCGGTAAGACAGTTGGTGGTGAGTGGATTGACATCATCCGTGGTACAGACTGGCTTGAATCTGACTTGAAATCTTCTCTGAGAGACTTGCTTATCAATCAGAAGGGTGGTAAGATTACTTATGATGACCGTGGTATCACACGTGTTCGTCAGGTTATTGAATCATCACTTCAGAGAGCAGTTAACCGTGAGTTCTTGTCTAGCTTCACAGTTACTATGCCAAAAGCTGCTGACGTTTCTGTTGGCGACAAACGTGCTCGTCTGCTTCAGGGTGTTAAGTTCACTGGTATCATCGCTGGTGCAATCCTGACTGTAAACTTGCAGGGTACTCTCTCTTATGAATAATGGTGGTAATATATAATGTCTCTTTTCCAACAGTATTCACCGAAGGATGTTATTTGTAGCTGGAATGGTATTGCAATCACGGGGTTCGCCCCTGATTCTTTCCTTCGACTGCAAAGAACATCTGCACTGGTTACTCCAGTTGTAGGTGCAGGTGGTGACGTAGCCCTGACACGAAACGCTGATAAAACAGGTACAATTGAAATTGAACTGATGCAGACAGCGACTTCGAATTTACGTCTTGCAGCAATCTATGCAGAACAGCAGTTGATGGAACTTGAAGAAAACATTTCTTCTAACTTCGTCATCTATGACCCATCAGGTTCTGTTCTTGCAACTGGTCGTAACGCATGGCTTCAGGAACTTCCACAGGTTGAACTTGGTGCTGACCAGAACAGTAAAACTTGGACGTTCGGTTGTGAGAATCTTGATTACACCGTAGCGATTCCAGCTTCAGGCTTAACGTCTGTATAACCTTCAAGGGGTCTCTATGGAGGCTCCTTTTTTATTTCTGTATAAGGAAACTTTCACAATGAAAACCGTTAAAAAGTCTATCGCTGACCGCGAAGTCAGTATTACCTTACTTGGCCTGAAAGATGGTGTCAACATCTCTCTGAAGATTGCGCGTGTTGCTGCACCTGCTTATGGTCAGCTTATTGAAGCGTTCAGTAAGATTAAAGAAGGTAATAAAGACATCCCGATTAAAGATATTGTCTTGAACTGTCTGGACGCTATGGACGAGATGGATGTTAACTCCGTTCTGGAAAAACTGTTCGATGGTATGCTGGTTGATGACCGACCAATGACCCTTGACCAAGCGTTTGCTGGTAACTATGGATTCATGATGGATTGCGTAATCTTCGCTATTGAAAAGAACTTCTCAAGTTTTTTCGAAGCAAGCATTTTCAAAAACCTGTTTTCAGAGTCGGAGACGGAGCAGTAAAATGCCCTCAGACTGAAGCCGCTGTAGATGAAGGGTACAAACCTGATGAGGCGACTAAGTTCGCCTTATATCTTTATGGTAATGACGACTGTAAAGAGACCTACAGCGAACTCTTGGAAATGGCGTTCGTTGATGCGTGTGACCTGAGAGAATTCCTCGAAGTGAAATCTTCTTACAAAGAAGAACAAGCCTATTATGAATACGTCAGAAGTAAAAACAAATCTCCGAGGTAGTGAATGGCTAAATACACAGTTGATGAATTCGTAATTGAGCTAGGTTTCAATGAGAAGGTCATCAAAGGTTTACAAAGGGTTGAAAAGACTGCTATGGCAGCAGCAACCCGAATTGAAAACCGCCTCAACAAAGCCGTATCAATCGACGGGAACAAGTCTAAAGCTGGTTTCGATAAGATTGTACGAAACGCTCAAACCGCTGCTAACAGTGTTAACAGGGCTTTCTCCAAGAGTATGGATTTTGGGAATGCTGGTAAGGCTTCCGTGAAGGGCGTAGAAACGGCTGCAAGAGCCTCTGCAAAGCGTATTAAGAAAGAGATGCAGGATGCCTTTAACGTTCGTGGTAATGGGCGTGGAGGCGGTTCTGGAGGCTCTGGAGGGGGTAGACCTCCGAGAGGTGGTAGCGGTAGTGGTGGAGGTTCTTCTAACTCTGCTGCACGTTCAATTGAAAGAACCTACTCAAACAACTACTATTCTGGTCTGACACGTAAACTGGAAAGTATGGGTGTTCGTGGTCAGGGTCTTGCTGGTAAGTTCCGTTCAGATATTACAGGTCTTCGTGATGAAGCACTGAAAAACCCTGCAACGAACTTAGCAAACTATAACATGCAAGTCAAGGCATCTATCGACGCTATGAAGCGTTGGATTTCTGCTGAGAATGCTGAGGCTAAGGCTCGTCGTGAACAGACATGGCTTCTGGACAGAGCTAACTCATCACTGACACAATGGATTGGTGGATTCGCTTCACTGTACACGGTGATTGAGGGTATCAAGAAAGTTGTAGATGCTGGTGTGGCTCGTCAGGGTCAGATGCTTTCTGCACAGGCTGTCTTCAAGGGTCAAGCTGGTGATGCTAAAACGTTCGCTGCTGGTTTCTCACAGCAGATTGGACAGGGCTTCACAGAGACTATGAAACAGTATACAGGGTTCGCTGCGGGTGCTCAAAACGCACTTGGTTATCAGGGTACACAGGACTTCTATAAGAACGCTGCAACGTTTGGTCGTATTCGTGGTCTGGATGCTGAACAGTTGAAAGGTATCATGGTTGCGTTCACTCAGATGGCTTCTAAGGGTCGTGTACAGGCTGAAGAACTTCGTGGACAGTTGGGCGACCGTTTGCCCGGTGCTGAACAGATGTTCGCTGATGCTTTAGGTGTTAACACTCAGCAGCTTGACGCATTGATGAAAAATGGTAAACTGCTTGCTAAAGATGTCCTTCCACGTGTCTCATTGCAGATGAAGAAGATGTCTGATGAGGTTGGTGGTCTTGACCGTGTTTCTGAAATGGCGGTTACTGGTATCGGTCGTGTTAACGCTGCTATCGAGAACAACCTTGTAAAAGCCTTTGACGGTGCTGAAGGTGGTCTTGGAAGATTCACAAGTTCCCTTGCAAACATGCTTTCAGACTCATCAGCAATCAGTGAAGCGATGGGTGGTATCTTCGGTGAAGTCCTGACAGTCGCTGCTAAGGGTATTGACTATGCAGATGAGTGGGTTCGTCATATCTCTGCGGCTCTTCTGAGAGTGTCAGCTTGGTACGATGAATTGGACGATGGACAGAAGAAGCTGATTAAGTCAGCAGCCGACTTTGCAATTGCTGTTGGTGAAGTTCTTGTGGTTGTCAAGGCTCTTCGCGGTGTAACTGGAATCATCTCAGCAGTTCTTGGTCTCAAGCAACTTGCTACAGGTGGAGCAGCAGCCGGAGCGGGTGCAGGAGCGGCAGGGGCTGGCGCAGCAGGTGGTGGCATCATGGCAAGAATCTTAGGATTCGCTAAAGGTGCTCCAAAGGCAGCAGGGCCGATTGGTTGGGCGCTTATGGCTAAAGCTGGTGTAGATGCTTCTGGCGTTGAACAGTCTTATCCAAACGCTTTAGGTACTGGAAATCCAATTGCTCAGGCTCTTAACTGGCTGACAAACCCCTCTAAGGTTCTCGGAACATCTGACCAAGATTCAATCACGAACAGCCCGTTCACTCGTATGATGGGTTCACTTGGTGATTGGCTTCAGGGTAACAATGCACTGAGTCCTCAGAATGGTTACAACCCACAGAACATGTTCGCTGTACCAAGTATGTTCAACCCTGCACAGCAGACGGTTCAGAACAATCAGCGTATGACGTTCAATATCAACCTTGACAGTCGTAAGATTGGTGAATACCAAACAGATGTTGTTACACACAACAACGAAGATGTCAACATTAACACTGAGCACATGGGGGATTAACAATGGCTGGTGCTATCACTACAGATAATTCGGCAACGTCTTATAAGTCAGATGGCACACCTATCTATGATAACGCTACAGGTAAATCGGCTCGTTATGCGAAGAAGGATGGGGTCTATTTTCATATTAAAGATGACCTCAGACTTCTCCTTTACCTTACAGCTAACACAGATATTGATATTGACAGTTCGATGAGCGTTACAGTTCAGCCTATGCAGTCAGGTGAGACAATCACAGATAACTATCTGAGAAGTCCTCGAATTGCCACTATCACAGGTGTTGTCGTTTCAACGGTTGAAGGTACAATTCTGACTCAGACCTACAACAAAAATGCTGAAGCCTTTACAGCGATTGCTGAACGCTGGAGAGACCAGAAAAGAATCTTAACACTGGTTTGTCCTCATAAGCAAAGACTCCAAAACTGTGTAATCACCAAACTCAGCATGAAGAAGGACTCTTCTATTGCCAACGGTTTGAAGATTGTTGCAACTTTCCAAGAAGTCATCTTGAAGACCAACATTGGCAAGACATCAATCAGTGCTTCTGGTAAGAGGGCTTCCAAGGCTGGTACAGCAGCTAAGAAACAGGTTGGTAACACAGCAACCACAACGGGTTCAAGCCCAAGTGCTTGTCAGGGTCTGAAGACTGCGTATGACAATGGACTTGAAAAACTCAATTCAACTCAGAAGAGATTACTGGCAAACTGTATCGACAACAAGTCATTCGGTGTGAAAGGGACTTACTCGAAGACTGATGATACGGCTGTATCTGACTATTACAAACGTCATGCTGGAAATCCAAACTCTGAAAAAGGTGTTGGAACAAGATAATGTCAAATTATATTCCCGTACCCGATAACGAATGGTCAACACAAACTGTGACCCTTGATAAAATCCCGTTCCTGCTTGAACTCAGATTTAAGAGCCGTCAGGAACGTTGGTATTTGACAATCAAGGATACTGATGGTAACATTTTAATCAGTGAAGTTAAGTGTGTACCAAATACCACCTTAACAGGCCGTTACGGACTTCCTGAAATCTATGGAGACATCTTCGTAGAACGTTTTTACGGAAGTTCGGAGTACCCTACCAGAAACAACTTTGGTATTGGTAAAGAGTTCGGTCTCGTCTATCAACCTCTTGATGAACAATAAGGCTCTGAAATGGCTGAGAAAAATACTTCAGCCTTTCGTGTCTACCAGTTAGCTGTTGGTGCTGAATCAGTTGGATTCAACAATCAACCTACTGGTCATGCGAAAGACACAGAAAACCTTGTATTCTTTACAGAGTTGCAATTCACAGCCAATATCTCGTATACTGACCAGAAGTCAAAAACTGGTACAGATGACACTACGATTGAAATGTACAACCTTGCTCCAGAAATGAGGGCGAGGTTTAAAGCTGTTGGTGCTACTGTAATGATTCGTGCAGGGTACGATGACATTTTCCCACGAAATGAAGACACAGGTTTTGTTGAAGTCGATTACGACTCTCTACCTATTGTTTATCTTGGGACAGTGTTGTACAGTTACACTTACAAGAAGGGTGCAGATTTAATCACAAAATTAATCTGTTCCAATGACAAACTCGAAAGAGCAACCACAAAGACCAGTATTGCGTTCCCTGCTGGAGTTGCTAAAAAGACTGTCATCTCTAACCTGATGAAGACTCTTGACCTCGCGGTTATTGAATCTGATTTGGCAAACGTGACAGGAATCTACCACAATGGATTTACCGTTTACGGTTCTGTGTCGGATGCACTGACAAGAGTTTGTGAAGAGAATGGTTTGAAGTGGTTTGCTTTCAATAAACAGATTCGTGTTATCCCTGCTGAACCTACCGGAAGCGGTGAGGGTTGGGCTATTGGGGCAAGTAACATCATCGGTTCTGTTGAGGGTTACTACAGAAGAACTAAAAAGGCTCTTAAAACGACTACAACGCCAACAAGCATCGGTGCAGCATCTGATACTCAGGTTACTGAGTCTTCTGGTTCCGTAGACTTTGCAGCAATGGCATCGGCATCTTCTTCCGGTGGTTCAGGTGGTAAAAGACCTAAAGTTATCGTGGTGAAGACAGGTGTTCGAATCACTGTGCATCTTGACGGAAGAATCCGTTTGGGTGACACTGTTCAACTTTCTGACTCAATTGACTTTGACGGTACTTACCGTGTTAAAGGGATTGCTCACAATCTTGATTACACTGGCGACCGCTGGACAACAGAGTTGGACTTAGAGAAGGTTACTTAATGGCTTATGCAAGTCCTACTTCAAGGCTTGCGAACGTTATTTCCGGCTATCTGGACGAGTTTAAAAAGGAGATGTACACAGCCTTACCCGCTGTCATCGAATTCTATGACTCAAAGACTCAAGCCGCTTCTGTAAGACCTCTCATCCAAGTTGATGAGCTTCCTAACCCGCTTATTCATGGTGTGCCTATCCAGTTTCCCTCTGGTGGTGGTGCATCACTGACTTTCCCTGTTAAAGCTGGCGACCAATGCTTGCTAATCTTTTCAATGCTCCCAATGGATGCTTGGATGGCAGGTGACGGCTCTATGAAGAAGGTCAATAACAGACGTTCGCACGACATCACAGATGCCTTCGCTATTGTCGGTATCGGTACAAACTCTAAAAACTTCAACCCCGACCCTGACAAAGTACGCCTCCAGTATGGTGAATTAGTTTTCACTTTTGCAGAGGACGGTACAGCCAGATTAGAAGGTAGTCTGCATGTTACCAAAGACATCACCTCTGATGCAAACATTAGAGCAGAAAAAGAGATGTTCGCAAGTAACATTACAATGCACGACTCAGGTGTAGACTTCAACAGTCACGTTCACCACTATTACTGGACAGATGGTTCAGGTGAAGCTAACTCTCAAAAGGCACAGTAATGTCAACAGATTTCAAATTAAATCTCGGTGCTGGTTATATGAGAAAACTTGGTAACGATGTCATCTATATTGCTCATGGAGACCTTGACATTGACGCTTCAGGGAATATCAAAATTATTCCAGAGGACGATAACGTTACTCAGGTTGCTCAAAAGATTCACATCAGATGTTACCTTAAACGTGGGGAACTTTTCTTCAACCTTGATGCAGGTTTCCCGTACATTCAAATTTCCAAGTATAAGAACGCAAAGTCAATCTTTGATAATTACATGGAAGAATACTTATTAGAAACTGAAGGTGTCGCAAGTCTGACATCTTACAATTCTACACTTGATAACTTTACCAGACAGATTTCTGTACAGTTCGCTGCTACAACATTGTCTGGTGAAACAGCAGAGGGCGAGGTTAACATTTAATGGCTGGATTAACAAGTAGAGGTTTGGTATCTTTGAGATACAGTGAGGTGGTTGACAACATCAGTCAATACCTGTTTCAGAACCTTTCACAGAAACTCAACATTTCTGAAGATAGTGACTTGGGTATTTTACTTGCTGCAATCTGTACAGAAATTGCCGACCTGTGGGAAGCAACCAGTGCTGTTAACGACTCTACACGAATTGACAAAGCTGAAGGGTTCAGTCTTGATGATTTGGTTGGCCTGAACGGTATCTATCGTTACATCGCTATGCCAACTTCAGGTGTTGCAGAGTTCACTGGTGATGTGGGTACTGAAGTGCCATCAACAACAACTTTGAGAACCACAACAGGTGCTATCTATTATCCGAAAGCAACCTTTACAATTTCTACAACGTCTTGTGTAGAAACCAATGTATCAATCAACAACCTGAGAGCTGGTGAATCTTATATTATCATCATTGATAACGTCGAGTACAGCTACACTGCATTGGCAGGTGACACCAAATTAGTTGTCCTTCAGAAGTTGACAAATCTGATTAATAGTGGTCTAATTGCTGTTGCTACATTGGATTCGGCTAACCTCAGTATGAATATCGCTAAAGATAAAGGCGACATCAACAAACGTACTCAGTCAATGGTCGTTACTACAACAACCTACATGTCATTTGGCAAGACGACTGTGTTGCAATCTGTGGAGTCTGAAGATAATGGTTCTATTGCTGGATTCGCTGAAACTCTTCTTTATATTGACTCTCCTGTATCGGGTCTGGACTCTGTTTACAACAGATATGACTTTACATTGGGGCGTGGTCGTGAAACAGATGAAGAGCTTCGTGAGAGATACTACGGGTCACTGACTGTAACGGGTATCGGTACACTTGACGCTATCGTTGCTTCTGTCAAGAAGTTGAGCGGTGTTTCTGCATGTCAAGGTGTCGAGAACGATACAGAAGTCATGGACAACGTTACAGGTCTTCCGGCTAAATCTTTCCAAATCGTCGTAGTTGGTGGTAACAACAATGAAGTGGCTCAAGCTATTTGGGACACAAAACCTGCTGGTATTCGTGCTTTCGGGACAGTTGTTGGTACAGCATACGATGACAATGGTTACGACCACAAAGTGTACTTCTCAAGACCTGACCCACGTTACGTGTTCGTTAAAGTCTCTTACTACATCGACTCTGAGGAAACTCTTTCTGTTCAGGAAACAGCCCTTCCAGATGCGATTAAGAGTGCTATCCTGAAATATGGTGCTACTCTGTCAGTAGGTGGTGACGTTGTTCCTAACCGTATCTTGCGTTACATCTATGAGAACGTTACAGGTATTGTTGTCGAGTCTATCACGGTAGCTCTTGCTGTAAACCAGCAGACACCTCCAGCAGCAGGTTCTTACACCTCTGAAAGATTGAAGATTAGCTCAACACAGTACACTGTTTGGGAAACTAACCAGTTCACTACAACTGCGATGGACGAACCTGATTAAGGTATATAAATGGCTTACGAGAAAATTGAAAGCCTGACGACCAAAGCCCTTGACGACTATACACCCTCTCAATTTAAAGAGAAGAACGTGTATAGTCAAGTCCTTTCAGCAGTCACCACAGAGCTTCAGAAGGTTGAAGATACTCTGTGGGATATGTATAAAAAGAAGGGGCTTGATACAGCCGAGGGTATTCAGCTTGACTATATCGGGGCGTTACTAAATGTCCCTCGTCAGGTTGGTTTGTCAGATGCAGCATACCGCTTAGTAATCTACTCTCAGATTCTTATTCGTCGTGCTGATACAACAGCCGATAGCATCATGAAAGCTATGCAAGCCGTACACTCAGTTGATACTTCCCAATTATGGGAGCATTACTCTGGAGTGATGACAGGTGGAATCGTGGTTAAAGTTGTAACCAATGACCCTGTTGATGACGCTGCAAGAATTCTGAATAACATTTCAGCGGCTACAATCGGTTCAGCGGTGATTCTTCGTGATGAGAACAACGGCCTTGCTTGGACTCCTGTTGAGATTCAGTCAGATGAACTTTTCCTGACCGATGAAGACGAAAACCGATTCATCACTAACGGTGCTCAAAACATCACTGTAACAACTAAATCTGGCTCAACTGAAGAGAACCTTATCGGGTCTCTGGCTGACGAAGGTATGAAGCAATACAACCTTGCAGTCGAAGTTGAGAATGATTCGAAGATTGTAACAGGTGATTTTATTGTTCGCAAGAACACTACAGACGGAACCCTGAAGATTGAACAACCAGCCGCTTTAGGTGGTATTTACGGTTACTTCGCAGAGGTCAGTCAACTCCGTAGTGGTCAATCAAAAATTGAAGGAACTTAATAATGGCAAGACCTAATGATGCAGTGGTCTCATGGGCTACAGCAGACGTTGATAATGAAGGTTCACAGCTTAAAGTTGCACCACCATCTGAGATTCAGGCAAGTGGTCTTTTAAGAGGTGAGCCGATGGGTAGACAGTGGTTTAACTACGTGTTGAACAACCTGTCACAGTATGTCAAGTATCTTGATGAGTCTGTAAACCCTGCAAAAGGTGCTTCTACCGCAACACACGAAATCCGTATGAGCGCAGTGCAGCGTACTGATTGGGTTGCAAGAGGTTGGAATTTGATTAAAACAGTAACTGATTCAACAACCTCAACAGGTTCTATCTATTACTATGAACATACTGGAGCGTAATGAATGGCTGAAAGTAACATTCAGATTAACGCCTTGCCACAAGCAACGACACCATTATCTGATGCTGACATTTTCCACTGTAAGCAAGGTATCGTTGATAAGCGTGTCTCATTAGCTGACTTACTGTTCCCTCACACAAGCCTGACCAATAACCCACACAATGTGACAAAGGCTCAGGTTGGTTTGGGCAATGTAACGAATGATGAACAGCTTGTCAAGGCTCAGAACTTGGGTGATATTCCTAACGTGGAGATTGCTCAGAGTAACCTTAACGTTTATTCTAAAGAGGCTGTAGATGCTGTTGTCCAGACCCACATCAATAACAAGAACAACCCGCACAACACAACCAAAGCCCAAGTCGGTTTGGGAAACGTTGAGAACTACACGGTTGCCCTTTCGTACACTGATGCGTCAGCCAACAAGTATGTTACAGCGAAAGTTGTAAACGACCTGTACAAAATGATTCAGGGTATGTACCCGATTGGTCACAGAATCTATACTGATAACGCTACCAACCCATCTAACTACATCCCTGTTGGTACTTGGGCTTTAGCTGGGCAGGGGCGTGTGTCAGTTGGTTATGACCCTGCCGTGTCTTCTCGTCCTGCGGGAACGAAGTATGGTTCATCATCTGTGACAATTGATGTAGCTAACTTGCCAGCACACAGCCACGCAGTTACTGTATCAGGTGCTAACCACAGTCACGGTGCGTCTGGTTCAACAACTGGTGCGGGTGCTCACAACCACGTTGCTTCTGGTAACACTGGTTACGCCGGAGACCACAACCACACCTACACGACAACTCGTCAGGGTGGGGGGAGTCCCGGAAACCACGTTGGACATGGTTCTAATGAAATCCACTACACCAACGAGGCTACAGGTGTCGCGGGTGGACACACCCACTATGTCTCATTGGCAACTAACACTGTTGGCGACCATGCTCACGGATTGAACATCAACATCAACGCATCAGGCAACCTGTCAATGTCTGGTACAACAAACCCTACAGGTTCTGGTCAGGCTCTGACTATCGAACAGCCCTCAGAAGTTGTTTACATCTGGAAAAGGGTTTCTTAACATAGGGACTCTTCGGAGTCCTTTTTATTTGCATTTTTAAGATTGCGTGAGATAATTATTTATTGACCATGCAAGAGGATTATAAAATGGCAACTTATAGACTTCAAGACTTGCCGGAATTCACAGGAACTATTTTAGGTACTGACCTTGTTCTTGTTAAGATTCTGGCGAGAGATAGCACAGGCACTGATACTGATGCTAAAATGACAGTCACCAATTTCTTGAAAGGTGTCAGCTTCGATACGTCCAAGTTCCTGTTGAAAGGTGGAGACATCTTCGCTGGTGATATGACGATGAACAACACCGTATCACTCAAAGGTCTGATGACAGGCTCTAAAGGGGCTGTAGGAATCGCTGTAGTCAATTCTAACGACCAGTTGGTTGTAGGTGATGATAAGCTGCCACTTATTCTGAAGTCCCTTGAGAACCCCGCATATTTGCGTACAGACGGTACTCAGTTTTACCTGTACCATACAGGGAATAAACCTTCTGCAACAGATATTGGTGCTGTCCCTACAACAAGAACTGTAAACGGTCATGCACTGAATACTAACGTGACTCTGGCAGCTTCTGAACTTTCTGGTATTGACCTGTACATGCTCAAAGCAGACGGCTATACAAAAGTTTCTGGAGTTATGCAGGAACCATTGACTGTTAAGAACAACTCTTACTTGTCTGCACAGAAAGCTGATGGCTCTGCAAACGTTGGACTGATTAAGCTGAATGGTAGTAATAACCTTGAGATTGGTCAGACAGATACTTTCATGATTCTGTACAGTAACAGTGACATTCAGGCTCAAATCAAAGGCTACAATCAGACCCTTCTCCACGATGGTAACTTCAGAACTTACATTAACCCTAATGAAAAGCTGAAAGCCTATGTGACCATGCAGGTGTTTGACACTGCGGGAACTTATACCATCACACCAGATGATTTATCAACAATGTTGAAATTCCGTGTGGAAGGTGAGAATAAGTATGACTTCGAGGTTTCACTGTCAGCAATTACTGGTCACTACCAGACTGCGGCTGTTGCAAACACTTCAAGCTACGGTAATATCGTCGTTAGTGAAGCGCAAGAGTCAAATATTCTGGATGACAGGACAGGTAACGTTGTTAAGGCTGTTATTGCAGATGACGATGCAGGGTTCATTATTGGTTTCTGGAATGAGACATCTAAGAAGTCAGCGTTCAATTCAATTGCTTACCGTGCAGATGGTGACTTTAACGCAAGGATTGAAGATGCTGATGGTTGGTTGTGGTGGTGGATGCTGGACAACACGAACGGTACATGGGTGAACAAAACTATCACGCCAAGTGAAGGTACTTTGTCAGGCTACCAGCCAAACCATGAGAGTTCTGAAACCAGACCAACTGCACCGAACTTAACAGGTGGTGTCTCTCAGGTCAACATCCTGTTTGACAGCAGTTCATCAACCAACTTGACATTCTCTTATTACTGTGTAAACACCCTTCCACCGAAGGATGCTACAAAGATTGAAGTCGTTGTTGGTGCATCTGGTTCAGTGTCTGCAAACAGTAATGTTACCGGACGTGTTGACCGTATCGTTGTAGAAGAGTTCGCAAGAATCTAAGGAAAACTAAAATGGCTACTACAAGTTACAGAATTCAAGACTTGAAGCAGTATACTGGCTCATTGTCAACTTCTGATTTCTTGTTAGTCAAGATTAAGAAGCGTACAGGTATGATTGGGGATGAGGATATGAAAATCTCCATGAACCTGTTCCTTGACCAACTGGCACAAGGGTTCTTCCCGATTACTGGTGGGGTTCTTAAAGGGAACCTCACTATTGCAAATGGTTATCTTCTTTCTCTTGCTGATAAGAATGATGTTGCAGTTTCTGTTGGTGGCTTCACCGCTGATAACAGACTTCAACTCGGTAACATCAACCGTGGATTGACTCTGGTGACAATCTCTGATGTCCAGATTAAACGTGGTGCTAACAGCTATGAAGTTTATCATGCTGGCAACCTCCCAAATGTTACCAAGATTGACAGTTATTACAATGCTGGATTTGTTGGGACAAGCCACTCAATCAACATGGGTCAGTACACTGATTACCAGATGACTTTACAGAATCCTACAACTGCGTTAGACTTCTCTTCAGGCTTTGTTAAAAGGGCTGTTGAGACAATCACAATGTTGATTACTCAGGGTTCTGGTTCAAACAAGGTCACTTGGCCTAGTAACATCAAATGGGCTAACGGATATGCACCCACCCTTTCATATAAGGCTGGTAAGACCGACATTATCACATTCATCTCTTACGATTTGGGTGAGTCATGGTTAGGTCTGATGACAGCCGCTGGAGTAAGTTAATGACGCAAGTTAAACAGACGGCAGCACAGAGTGCTGTCAATCAAGCTGTGAATTTGCTGAACGGTCATGAAGATTTTGTAGAGCGTAGTACGGGTCTCACTGTAGACCCACATACTGACCACTACCTGCAAAACCCTGATTTCGTTCTGTCAAACAACAGACATTTCATTGCAGACACTATGGCAGAATATCAGCCCAATGGTGACGCAACCACTGAGGGTCAGGCATTACATGTCCTCGGTTACTGCCACGCATATATCGCAACAAAGAATCCTGTATTCCTTGACAAAGCGAAAAAGGCTTGGGATGCCTATATCAATTATTTCTACAAGGGTCAACCTGTACCAGATTTTCCATCTCGTTACATTTGTAACTGGATTATTAACGGTAAAGAGCCTGTCCTTGCGGATTATCCAGTAAACCCCGAAGAACCTACTCAGGGTGGCTATAAGTGTGTCCCTATCCAGTTCACTAACGGTGTTGGTCAGATTCCTCATGGTGCTCCTTTTTGGGGTGAATATCTCGACTCTTGTACATTTGCTCACCGTGGTCACATGACATGGGATGCGATTAACGGCTCTGTTCAGGAGATTCAAGAGAACCTTGACGGGAAGATTGATTGGCAAACTGTTTTCGACCAGTACAGAATCCTTGGGACTCCAACCTATTCAGATTTGTTCTTAGACAACTTCACAGATGGACGTAATACTTGGACAGGCTTTACAAGCACGTCAGTTATCCCGACCGTTACAGGTGGTTGGATTAAACCTCCACGTGTTGATGACACAAACCCTGTTGGTATTCGTAAAGACGGTCTCTCTTTTGCAGGTGGAGATTATGAAACAGTTCGTCTGAGAGTTAAGAAGACGGGTTCTCCTGTTTGGGCTGGTGCTGTATGGTGGGTTCCTACTGATGGCAGAGGTTGGGATGTAACCCGCAAGTTCTCTATCCCTGAGCCTAAGTTTGACTCATCCGGTGTTGCTGAGATTGCTGTGACTACTGGTTGGAACGTCAACATCCGTACAATGCGTATTGACACTGGCGCACCATTGACTGCTGAAGAGTATGAGAAGAACTTCTTCGAGATTGACTACATCGGTGTAAGTCACAAAACTGGTGAAGGTATCGCAGAACCTTGGTCATCTCTTGCGTGGATTGATTGGAAAGCGTATCTTGGTGACACTTACACTGTTAAATGGGGTGAGTCAAATCGAGCAAAAACCCTTCCAGTTCAATGGCTTGTCGTATGGACAAACAATAAAATTGGTATGGGGAAAGGCCCGAATGACCAGTTATGGGATGGTGACATTATCGAAGAAAATCTTCCAGACTCTGATAAAGGGATGATTAAACTCGAAGATGAGACTATCAACGGTGTATACTTAGTGAATTATGCTTCTAAAGTTCCTGTTGATTTTGGTGGGTATGAGTTCAAGAGAAATGAACCGTGGCATAACCGACCTGTACATACACCGTTCTTGGGTGGTATCAACCAGTTAGGTAACGCTGCTGATGCTGAAGTCTGGTTTGTAGATGCTTGTTATCTTCTGTACAGAATTACTGGTGATGAGAAGTACAAGACTGCTTTAGAGAGTGTATTCTTCACTGCGAACGAATATACTGAGATTGACTCAACGGATAAATTCTTCCGTCAAAGTATGTCTGCTGAAACTCCATTTACGGATGCAATCAGCTACGGGTTCTCTTACCCTGCAAGTACGACTATCAACTACAGTCGTGACTCTGAAGGTTACATTGTAATCAACACTGACCAAGCCTGTCAGACCTTCTTAGAGCAGCAAGCGGTTATCTTCCGTGTTACTGACAAGTCTAAGTTGAGATTGACTTATGGTGGTCAGACAGAAACTGGAAAGACTGTTGGCATGTCTGGAATCCTGACAATCGGCTCAACGAAAGGTGACACAGACTCTGAAAACAGGTACAAGGTAACTCTTCCAAAGACGAGTGATTCTACTCCAAAAGTCTATGACATTCCTCTTAGTCAGCTTGCGAAAGAGACTAATGATGAAACTGGTGAAGATTATCTGGTAGCCGACTCAAGAGCAGCAACCGACTATGGAAACTGTACTTGGGAAGAAGTCTACGAAGAAAATGTTTTCGATGGCCGTTCAGCAAACATCATCAAGGCAAAACTCCCAACATCTGATGACGGTTTCATTATCGGATTCTGGTTGACAGAAGAAGGTAAAGCTGACACAAAGTCTATCGTCTACCGTGCTGATTCACCAATCACTGTACGCATGACTGATGACAATGAGTGGAACTGGAACTGGATTCTTGGCGAGACTTATGGTAAGTGGGTGAAGAGAACCCTTGACCCGAAAAACCTTACACTTGCTGAGAGACAGCCTAACCACACAGCAGAAGAGCCTTTACCAACTGAGGTTAAATATACCAAAGTTGAACAGTTGAACTTCTCTCTGGAGGATGATACAGCAACTGACAAGGAATTCTCTTACTACTGCATCAACGATGTTCCACCACTGTTTGAAGGTGATGACGGTTGGACAGTTCTGTTCCGTGCGGCATTGAATGGTAGTGAAGCGTTTACGGCTGTTGTTGGTGATTGTACAATCATTGACTATCGTCACGACTCACTGGCGTACAGTCCCGGCGTTATTCCGTTCTCTAACATTTATGGTGAAGGTACGAACCAGATTGGTGCTTGGCACGGTATGCCATACCCAGGCTATCAATACCCGTTCATCTACACAATTCATGTTTCAGAAAAATATGCAAATGAGCTTTCAAATCAGATTCAGTTCCTGTATGATAGCCAAGAAGCATATTACAATCAGGTCGGAATTTTGGGGCCAGGCTGTGCTGCATATATCTGGAACCGTTGGGATAACTACAAATATGGTAAGCCTGACACTTGGACAACGTATCATTGGGGTGACGGCAAGCCTTGGTCTGGTTATCAGCCAAGAGCCTATAACGCTGCTGCAAGGGCTTGGTATGAGCTTTCTGTAAGAGGGAAGACTGTTCCGAGAATCCTGAAAGAATACGTTGAACGTTGGTCAACATGGCTTGTATCATTTGCAGAAAGGTTTGATGGTCATTCACCAAATGACTTCCCAATTGCACCAGACCAACCAGTTTGGATTGAGAACGACTTCACAGGTCACATGTGCGGCCTTTGGTTAGCAGGTGCTTGTTACTCTAAACTTGCAGGTTCAAAAGTGGAAGGTCTCGACTACTTCATTGATTCCTGTGCAGGTGAGTTGGCAGAGAACTTTACAATCGTTGATGACCCTACAAAGGCTATTAACGGTGCATGGTCTCCAGACCCAAGAGTATCAGGTGATAATGGCATGTCTTTTGGATTTTATACTGGTGAAATTTTCCGTGGATTATCACTGTACATTATCTATAAGAATCATGGTGTTGGTTACAACTTCTACCAAGATTGTGCCATTACAGACCACTACAAAGCGTCTATTGACGTTTAGTGAGGTTGACAGAATAGACCTTCAATGTTAGTTTATTAAATGATGGATAGCCCACTGAGAGTTTTCTTAGTGGGTTTTTTGTTATATCTAACCAACAACGAGGTAACGGTAATGCCCTTCATCTTCGCGTTGCTTGGTAAAGGACTCGCCAGTTTCGGGGCAAAGCTACTTATCGCACTCTTCACAGAGCGTATGATTAAGCACGTTTTCTTCACACTGGCTAAGTATATTGCCAAGCGCACACAAACAACTAAGGATGATGAGTTCTTGGATAAACTTGAAGATACTTATGATAACCCTGATAGCGGAGGGAATCCATAATGGAAATCAAGAGACTCATTGAGAACAACATTGCTGCAATCATTGTAGGGTGTTCGTCAGTGTTTGCTTCTTATCTGGCTGTTAATGTCAGACTCACTCAGATTGAAACGGTACAGGTTGCTGACCATCAGAGAGTAAGTCAACTGGAGACTAAGGTTAACCAGTTAGAGATTAATCAGGAGAGTATGAAGGCTTATGCAGACGCTTCTCAGAAGAACATTGACAAGATGGCTAATTCAGTTGACAAACTCACAGAGTCTGTTAATAACCTGTTCGGTATCGTTTCGAGATGGCAGGGGAAATTTGAAGACGGCAATCATGCCAATGGTAGGTAATTAATAGGCTCCTTTTTACGGGAGCCTTTTTTGTATCTGTTAACCAACAGAAAGAGGGGCTTTCACTACTCCAGCGTTTTGATAACCCTGAAGAGCATTTTTAAAGGTATTACCATTCAAGGCTAACACCTTATCCAGAGAACTCAAATCCAAGTTATTCAGATTCAAGGTAGGGGCTTCAAACTCTGGATTATCCAGAACCTGCATAACAGCCGGAACATGGTTCTCATAAATATGAGCGTCACCGAAAGTTCCAATCACATAACGAGGTGTGTAGCCTGTCATTTGTGCCAGAATACGAAGCAGGAGCGCGTATGAGGCGATATTGAACGGCAACCCTAAGAATGTATCAACAGAACGCTGATACCAGCGTAAGTCCATATAGCCACCCTCAGAGGCATACACTTGGAAGAACATATGGCAAGGTGGTAATGCCCCAAGGTTATTCGCAACAGCTACAGGGTTCCATGCTGATACAATGTGATAACGACTCGCAGGATTCTCACGAATACCAGTGATTAAACGTTCAATCTGGTCACAGGTCATCTCACAAGATTCAAACTCACGCCACTGACTACCATAAATCATACCCAAATCTTCTTGAGCTTTGATTTTGGCAACAGTCTTATCCAGCAAATCACCAGTCTGAACTTTACGAACCATCTTCAGGACTGACTCAAGATAACGTTCATAGTCAGCAGTCCAGATTGTGTTCTGACCTTCATCAGAACCGAACTGATACATTCTCAGAGAGTGTAAGTCAGTCTTACCAGCCAAGAACCAAAGTAACTCACCTGCAACCAGTGACATAGGGACGGACTTACAGGTCAGTAATGGGAACTCTTTGCGAATGTCGATACGCAGGTCTTCTGGAAAAGGAACACTGATAGTGTTACCTGAACGAGATTTTCTCAGTTCGCCATTAGACAGAATGTTTGCCATGAAACCTTTATATTGTTGGTCGATAGTGCTCATAGTAATCCCTCAATGTAGTGGAAAGTTTTGCCAGTGCTATTTCTCAGCCTTTCAAAATACGCAAGCTGTAGATGGATAGGCACTTCGAAGTCCACCATTATATCAGCCTGTTCATTGCTGTCAAGGACAGTCAGGTAGAGTTGGTCAGTTAGTGGTAAAGCCTCTGCAATGATACTTGAGCCACCGATTACAGCTACGTTACCGAAGAACTTCTCTGCGAGTTTGATAGCTGTTGTGGTCTCATGGCAGATGAAATGAACCTCTTTACCATCAACCTTATAAGACACAACCTCACCGAATTCGAGTTTAGTACCACACGGTAACTCACTCGTCAGGATGATAGCGTTACGTTCTGGAAGTGGTAAATGGATGTCAAGCTGATTTTCTTTTCTTGCAACCAGAGACTTGTAAGTTGACTTACCCATCAGGACGGAACCGATGTTCTTTGTAATCTCTGAGAAACGCATCAGGTCTTCAGAGTTCTTAGGCCACGGAAGGGAACCGTCATAGTTCCCAAACGCACCTACGCTGTTTATAGCATAGACTGTAGCAATCATTTAAATTCTAACCCCTTAACTTCAAGAATTTCAATAGACTTCAGCTTTTCCCACTTGTAAGCCTTTTTCGGAATCGGTTGCACCTCAACCAACTCTTTGCAGACTTCTCGGAAAGCCACTAAATCCTTCAGCACATTGACGACAAGCTGACTGTCAGAGAGTTTATGATTCTCTCTAATCTCACGCTCAAATCGCTCAATAATCTGGAGAAGACCATATACCACACCAACATTCAAACGTTCACGGAGACCCTTTGACAGCTTCTGCCATTCGTGTTCATAACGCTGGTTGATAACATCAACAGCACGGTCATACCCGATACCAACAGCATCAAGTTTCACCATGAACATATCGAACTCTTTACGGTCTTCAAGGGTCTGGTAAAGGTTCTCATTAGACCACACCTCATTACGGTGATAGCTGGTGATATTCTTTTTAGTGGTTGTCAGGTCACTCGTCAGCGTACTGTGCTGGAAAGGCCGTCCAGAGAATTTGTCGATGATTAAATAGTGGGCGTAAACGCCCAACTCTTTCAGTGTTTTATTCATAGTCACGTACCGTTAATCCTACAGGGAATTGAACACGACCCTTGCGAGTCTCTTTTTGATACTGAACAGTCAGCGGCTTACCAATGAACTCTTCTGGATGGTCAGCAAGATACTGACGTTTCTCATGAGTCGTCTTCCAAGCACAACTGAACTTCTTACCCTTCGATGATAAACAAACAAACTTACCATGTCCACGTTTATCTTTCTCAACACCAACAATCATGAATTCACTGGTCAGCATCTTTTTATGCTTAATCAGGAAGTATGAACGCTCATTACAGCCGTAGAAAGAATCAGCAGCAATTGAACGGTACATAGCACCTTCAAACTTCTCAACAACCCACTTGTCATGCAGCTTGTCAAACTCTTCAAAGCTGTTAACACGTGTGGACTCTACGACTACAATACGGAGATTGAAATCGGATTCCAGCAGTGGGCTTGAGTTGATGATTGCACTACGCTCAGGCCAGTTCAGGGTTGTGTCAATGATGTCATACCAATAGAACATCAGAGTATCACGCTCAGGGTTCTCAGCGTCCTTAATCATGCTTACGATGTCTTCAAGGTCGTAGCCATGTGCATAGATTTCACCATCAAACTGTTGCACGTCAGGGTGTGACTTGAGCATGAACTGGATAGAAGGAATCAGAAGATTCGGCATCACATACTCGGTGTTCTCACGTGAATAGGCTGTGAAACCATTTTCAGCCAGAGTATCACGTTTGATTCGGCAGCGTACACCATCCAGCTTAGGTTGTGCATCAGCAGGGAAGATGAGGTATTTCTTATGAGAAATCTTGACAGCATCATGAGCCAACATAACACCATCTTTAACGACTGTCTCAGCCGCATCAAGATTCTCAGCATAACCTTTACGGTCAATCTGGTGACGATACTTTGATTCGACTTCCAGAATAGCTTGTTGTTCAGGCGTGGTTTCGTTCTTCTTACCGATGTTTTTAGCTTCAGCCGTATAACGCTCGGTCATCATCTTACCATCAACCTTACCGTACACAGTGACCACTTCAGCACCTTCAGCAAAGCATTGCCACTGGTTCACAGATTTGTTCTTGTTGCGTTTGAAGAGAGTTTTCATCTTGTTTCCTTAGAGAAATAAAAGGACTCCGAAGAGTCCAGTAAGATTAGAAGAAGAATGCTCGGAACAGCTTGTACAGGAATAGAACCATGTAACCTGCTGCGAGACCTTCAACGATACCGACAAGGATAATAACCGTGTCTGATACGAAACGCAAGGGTCTTTCCGTTGCAAATTTCAGAATTTTAAAGCTATCGACAATGAGCCATAAAATACCGATAGCGATTGTTAGGCAAACCAGAATAGCACTAAGCATTTGATTCCTTTAAAATATTCAAGTAGCGGTCAAGAATCTGACCAACTTTATAAGTGTTTGACTTGTGAATTAGCTGCTTTTTAGTCTGAATATTATCAGTCTCTTTGATAGCCTCAACAACCTCTGGAGAGAGCTTTCTTGTTTGACTTACAATTTCAGCAAGCATGTTCATCTGAAGGTACAAGACTTTCTGTAGTCTGGCGTTGGCATCAGAAATACATGTCATACAAAGAGCATTCACGATAGTTGGGTTATTGAACTCTTTATGTTCTTCTAACCATACCGCAAGTCTATTAGCGCGACGTACAAACATACCATGAACACGATGATGTTGTTCCGCACAGAACTTAGCAGCACTTCTGACATTCTTTGGAGCACCAATTCTGTCCAAGAAAGACTCCAAGTCCCGAATGTCAGACTCATGTCCGTGAAGATTTCCACGCTCCTTGAGAGTAATCCTCTTACCCATGTCGTGACATAAGATACACAGGGACTGCATGACCCGATTACTATTATCCCATCCATATTTAGGTAGCTCCACTTCTTCATAATGTTGTAATGCAAGAACGGTATGGTTCAGAACGTCACCTTCAGGGTGATACTTCTTAGGCTGTCTTACGCCACGCATACCGGAGATTTCAGCGAACAAGTTGAACTTACCACAAAGACTTACAAACTTCCAGAAGTTATCAGAAGATGCAGCCTTTTCAATCTCTTTCCAGATACGCTCCTTCGGAAGATGAGCAAGACAACCAGCCTCAACCATCTCACGGAAAAGAGCCTTAGTCTCTGGCTCAATGAACAGATTGTGACGTGCTGCAAAGCGTAGCCCTCTAAGGATTCGCAAAGGGTCTTCTTTGAAACGCTCTGCATCAACCACACGAAGGATTCTGTTTGCCAAGTCATAGCGACTCATCGGGTGAGCACAAATCAACTCATCAGTGTTTGCACCACCCGCTCTTACAGGAGAAGCACAGGCATTGATAGTGAAGTCACGGCGAAGCAAATCTTCATCCAGTGTGACACCATTTGTATCAACTTCGAAGTCATTGTAACCTTCACCTGTAGAGCTTTCACGACGAGCCATAGCAATCTCTGTACCGTCATCGGTGATGAATACAGGGAAAGACTTACCAACCTTTTTCAGACCCAATGCAAGAAGCTGTTCTTCAGTAGCGTTCACAACCACGAAGTCATGGTCTGATGATTGCTTACCGAAAGCTGCATCCCTGATTGAACCACCTACTAAAAAGAAATCCATATCAACCTCACTCAAAAAGGATGCGCATGTCGTCTTTAGAGATTGCGAAGGTCGGGTAGATAGTCCCGTCAACTTCAATCTCAATCTCGATGAAGGTCAGACCGTGACGCTCACGGAACAGTGTGTTAGCGATTTCATCACGGGCTTCTTGTGATTTCTTACCAGAGGCCAACTTGAAGTTGGAGTAAGCTGAACCAACCTGCATGTAGCCATTTTTACGAGTTGCCTTGTAGACAGGATGACCCTTACCTTCAAAGAACTTCAATAGGTTCTCACCCATCTTCTTTTCATTTGCAGTAGGTTTCCCGTAGAAACACATCGCATAGTTGTTATGGAAAATCACGTTTTCTTTCTTCATCTTAAAGCCCTCTGTGTTGTTAATGTGTGTGTAATTTAACAGTAATGGATTCTAAGGTCAAGAAAAATATGCAATAAAAAAGGACTCCGAAGAGTCCCTCTGTAAGTTACTGATTTTGTTGCTTAATCAGGGCTGACATGTCAATAATCTGACCTTGAGATTGACCCTGTACCAGTGGCAGATTACCAGACCACTTCTCAACCAGACGAAGTTGAATAACTGTTGGGTTCTGACGGAGAGCTTCACCCTGAATACGGATGGCTTCTGCTTCACCTTGAGCTTTCAGGATTGCAGCGTCTTTCTCACCCTGAGCCGCATTCTTACGAGCATCAGCAGTTTGTACCGCTGTCAGTGCAGCCTGTTTCTGGCGCTCTGTATGTTGCTGTTCAGAAATCTTCTGGTTCATTGATTCAACAACCGCTTTAGGTGGCAGAGGGCTACTTGTAAAGTAGATGTTCTCAATGATGATGCCGTAACCTGCAACCTGATTTGCAACATCGGCTTTGACATCAATCAGAAGCTGAGTCTTACCGGAGCCATACAGTTCTTCAACACTCAACTTAGAAGCATGACGGATAAATGCGTCACGAATCATGTTGTGCAGGTAGTTGTCTGTAATCTCATCAATACCCTGACGGTATTTCTGGAACAGGTCAACAGCCTTGTTAGGGTCTACATGGTAAGCCAGACCAACGTTAACTGTCCACTCATCACCACCCTCTGAAGGTTGGATTTTGAAAGCCTGAGAGCCAGACCATTCTTTGTTCTGAGTAGTTGTTGGGAACAGATACAGGTCATGACCCCAAGCAGTGAATTTCCAGCCAAGACCGACACGCTGGATAGCGTCTTTATCGGTATCTGAACCAGTCGTCTTCACGTACACACCGACATTGCCGGGAGTGACCTTGTTACAAGCGGTTAGTGACGTTGCACCGATAACCATTGCAGCAGCGATTACGATATTCTTGATTAGCTTCTTCATTTTTACAGTTTCCTTTTAGAGGCGATTTCGCCAAGTCGTACCATGTTCTCTTCCATCTTTTCAATGGCAGGTTCAATGGCAACCATTAAGTTATGCAACTCTACGAGAGTCTTCAAACCATCTGACACTTTACCAGTGTTGATGTCCTGTATCGCGTCGAGTAGGTGTATCTTAATGTTGCTGGTCAGGGATGTCAACGCTTTTTCTTTCATTTCTTGACTCATTTTTATAATACTCAATATCAATCAGTTCATGAATAACACCTTTGATGGTTCCCTTCAAGAAAACCTTCTCAGATGCTGGCAAAGTTGCGTTATCAATCAACGAGTTAAGACGTGCATAGAGTTTCTTTCTACGATTCTTAATCGTTGATTCACTCGCATTCCTTTGTGTTGCTGCATGGTTTCTTCCACGATGAGTCATGACTTTTTCCACACGTCTTTTGTGACTTTGTACATGTTATAAGAAAACAGCCCTAGTAAGGCAATCAGGAAAAGCCCAACAAAGAACTCTGCTGTATAAACACGTGACATGAAGTCTGGTAAGTCAGTCACAACCAGAGTCCACAGCCAAAGGATAAAGAGCCAGATAGCCCCGATAATAAACTTAAAGATAGTCTTCATCATTGTCAGATTCCTCTAAAAGGTGTAGTGGGTGATAACCTCGAATATCATCACCAATGTTGTGATTCATCTCTGCGATACTTTTCTCAGAGAATCCATCAAGAATATTGAAGTCCTGACGACGAAGCACTTTGGATTTACCTGCCTCAAAATAGACACGTTTACCCATCATACGACGAAACAGTTCTTCATTGATTATAAAGATTGAGTCATGACCGAAGCAGTCCCATGAAACGACAATATCACGTGCCATTTCAACGTCACTCGGTACATCATCAGGGTCAATCACACTGTTCATCATTTTGCCATTAGTTGTGCTCTGAAACAACGGTTCTCATCAGCGAAGTTCCAGAATCGGTCTTTACAGTTAACCTTACCATGAGTCTTAGCATTTGAGCAAAAGATTTTATGGTAAGTCCTTTTCACAATGAGTTTACCACAGAAAGGGCAAGAGATGGTAGCGCCAGTTTCAGCCGTCTTAGCACGGTTATAGCGCACCTTCATCTTGTTTCTGGTTCGTTCGGTATCTTCCCAACGTTCTTGCCTTTCTTCCTCAGCAATCTCATCAGCATAATCCCAAACTTCATCATCCATCCCGTAACCCATATCACAGACCCCTTTTCATCTCAGCTAAAGCCATTCGACCCTGTGGAGTCTTTAATAGTTCGGCTTCATCTGTTTCATCAAACTCTTGGGATTTCATGAAGGAATCATACTCAGAATCAGAGATTAGAATCCAGCGATAATCATCACTCTTCCAAGTGTATTCTTCCAGTTCTGACCGGAAGCACCATGAGTCATCAGGCCAGACCACAATATCATCTGGACTCAAGGGTTGAAACATAGCATTTTTCCGTTCCATTGAACGACCTCCATAAATTGCATTTCATCCATAGCCAGAGCGATAGTACCCTCAAGAGTCTCAACACTCGTTCTGACCATATCTACACCACCATGCTTCTCAAGACAAATCAACTTGAAAGATGGTTTTGCACAGAGAATTGCTGCCATACGGATTGCCATACGACCAGCATTTTTATTGTGACGGATAAAACCTTCACGGTCTTTTACCCTAACTTCAAAAATCTTTTCCATCGGCTACCTCTTTGTGTGTGAAGATACACATCCTTGTGCATCATGTCAACTGTTAGTGAACATCCAACCAGTTTTTACCAACTTTACCAGTACCTGTTACCAGTGTGTCCGGTAAGAGTTTCAGAGCTTTAGATGCTGTACCGTACATTGCATCAATAACCTCTTTAGCCTCATGAATCATCTCGTTAGGAACTTCCCAAGAGTTTTCATCGTGGTATGCGCAAAGCAGTCTTGCACCGATAGCTGGCTTACGACCATTCAGTTTCATCAAGCCCTTGTCAAGCATCTGACGACAAGCCCAATTCACTGCCTCATTTTGAACCTGAGCTTCGGAACCCATCAAAAGATAGTTCAGAATCTTATGAGGGCTGTTACACCACAGATAAGCACCTGCAACACTGATAAAGCCACCTTTACAGATTGGGTGAGTTTTACCAAACACCTGACCAAGAGCTTTCTTAGTAGCCTTGAACTCATCTTCAAGACGGTCAAGCAGAGCCTTAATCTTAGGGAGGCGTGTGAAGTATGTCTGTTTGATTCGAGCACCTTCATCTGTAGTCTTCACTTTGATGGTCTTAGCAAACTTCTCATCACCACCACCGAACAGCAGACAGTAGATACCGTTCTTCGCTTTCTTACGACCGTTGCTAATCTTATGAATCAGGTCTTCATCCTGCGTTGCACGTGCAGTGATAATATCTGACTCTTCATTCAGGGTAAACTGAATTGAGTTAAACGAGTGAGCATCAGTACCAGTGTAGACAACGTACAAGTCGTTCTCTTCATCATAGTTCAGGTATTTGTCAATCGTCGGGTCAAGGTACTTGTCCAGTTTAGAACAGTAGTAACGACCATCTTCTGTACGCTTGAACTCCACATCCTCTTTACCTTTCGTTACAGCGTAGGTGAAGTCAGGGTCTCCCATGAAGTTACAAAGCAGCACAAGCTGTGCAGAGTTCATATCTACAGAGATAACGCTTGTACCCTCTTCACAGCCCCACACTTCACGCATCTGAGCGCCATACACCGCAGCAGATGAAGGTGTGTTTACGATGCCCCACTGAGTCATACGACCAGTAGATGTCCCGAAGACTGTAGCACCTGCACTCATACGCCCATCAGCACGAACCATGTTCAGCCAACCCTTCTCATCATGTTTAGGGTTTTCGAGTGTACGGCGACGATGCTGTAACGTGTTGTACTTCGCAATGCTCTGTCCAAGTGAACCGTTGATGGTGTCGTATGAACTTTCAGTCAGCTTAGGAGAAGTGCGTAAACGTGCATTATCCCATTCTGGCATAGAGCGGCGAAGTGTGTAAGTGTACATCAGATACTTGATACCGTCATGCTCAATCACATCAAGACCAAATTCATCTTTCCACTTACGGGTGAACTTGTTCAGTCGGATAAGACGACCAGATTGTTTATCACGACAAATCTTAGCATCTTTACCGTCCTTATCTTTCTTGTAGTTGTAGTCATCAGGAACCCAACCACACTTGTTCAGAAGATAACCCTTCACTACGTCATGTTGTGACATGGTTGACTTCTCAAAGCTGATTCGTGTATGAGGTGCAGCAATCACACCATCGTAACGGTTAGACTCAAGCCCGAAGTGGTTCACAGTATGCGTGTCATACTCAAGACCTTCTGACTCACGCTTCAGAGCTTTCCACTGACAATCTTTTGGTTTAGCTGTGCCGTTCAACTCTTTACAAGCATCACGTGCTTCTTTCAGACTGCCAAAGATGGTCTTCACAACTTCACCTGTTACAACGTTCTCAACAGAGTAAGTCTTGATAACCTTCTTATTGGTTGAACTGAAGGTAGGTTTAGCCAACGGTTTAATCTCAACACGTTTAGTCTCACCCTTACGCTTCATCATCCGATACTTCGTTGGCGGGTACTGTGTAATCTTACGAACAGATTCATCACCTAACTCATCGGCATACGCTGACCAACCTTTAGCAAAGTCCTCATAAGTGACTTTACCTTTGTTCTTGATAGTTGGTGGTAGGTTTGGCTCGATGGTTTCAGCCAACTCTGTAATAGTTACATCAAGTTCATCAGCATACTTTCGCATCAGTTCAACATTTGCTTTCCAGCCGTTGATACCCTGTTGACCCATCCAGAAAGATGTTTGTTTGGCACGTTCATAGGTTTCTGTAGTGTCTACACCACACTCCTTGAGCATACGCTTTTCTTTATCAAGCATACGTTTGGTACGGGCGTTGATTCGAATATCTTCAACGACACGTGTAAGCATCCGTCCATCCCAAGTTGTCCAATCCTCAATCTCAGGTTTATGAACACCACAACGAGCACCCCATGCAGCCAGACCATGAGCACCCTTATAACCACGTGGAGTCGGACGGTCATGCCACTGAACACGCGACTGTACAAGGGAGTCTTGCCATTTGGCATCCCAAGGTTTTGCAGTGTTAATGTTGAACAGGTCAGGTGCAATATGGTTGAACACCCACCAGTCATATTGACAGAGGTTATGAATAACAACTTCTGCACAACGGTTCATCATGAACTCAATACCCTCACGAAGACCACCTTTGATGTACTTAGTGTACGGGTGTCCAATCGGTACAGGTTTATCAGTGAATACAAAGATTTGGTCATCAGTCTTAGACTTGTACTCACAGAACGCCATAACGTGAACGTCATCAAACTCCATTAACAGGCCGTTTGTTTCCGAGTCACCCACAACGTGTAACAATTCTTGCTCAGGCATTTTCAACTCCTTATTTAGATACGAGCATGATACATGGTTTACCCATGACAAGCAAACTCACCGTGCAACTCTTCACGACGAGTTCTTACAGCCGCCTCAGCAGCCCTCTTAGACGCATGGTAGCCACAGCCATAGGTTTTCCCGAAGACACACACTCTGGCTCTCCAGCGGCCTGTACGTTCATCGTAACAGACACCCTTCACACCAGACTTGCTATCCGACCGCAGAGAAGTGTTCCAGCTATTCATAGCGTGTGTAGCCTCTCTAAGATTCTTCCAGCGGTTGTCATACCTCTTGTGGTTCTTATGGTCAATTATCTTAATCGGGTATTCACCAGTGACATAGTACCAAGCCAGTAAGTGTGCGCGGTAAGTTTTACTGTTCACCTTAATCTGGATGTAACCCGACTTAGATAAATGTCCAGCAACCTCACCGGAATCTTTCCAAATGAATTCACCAGTTGTCTTTCGGTATTTCAATAAACTTCTTAATTCTGAATGAGTTAATTCACACATGCCCCTATCCTCTGATTAATAACACACCCATCATATCACAAGTGTATGGTGAAATACAACTTGACATGGCTAAAAATTAGCTGTACATTCTTTTTGCCGTTCCTCTTAACAGATTCTTTAAAGTAAACTTCTTTAGAAAACAATAAGTAACAATTAGATATAATAAGAGTCTTTATAGATTGACTTTAAAGATGCCGATATGGTAAGATTAGCTATTGGTTAATTTACGGTGTAAGGCTATGAACAAATTAAATATTCATCCAGTCTTCCAAAACTTTATCGAAAGTCTGGAAGCTGTTTTAGCTCTGGAAAAAGAATCTCAAAAGGCTTATTCACATAGCCATGCTCGTATGGTCGATGTCCAGCATGAGATTGAATTGTCAGAGGACTATGAAGATGTCTTGAAAGTTTTGGTCTTCGACCAGATGAAAGAAATCTCTAAAGAGCGTAGACGCCACAAAGATACCTTGCTCATCATGGATATGTTGCGTAAGATGCTTCGTACAGGTATCGAGGTAGAAGACCTTTCCAGATTCTTAGAAGAATCCGGTAAAGAGTGGAGTCGCCACTATACCCCACGTGCTGAGAAGTCTTTGAACTTTCAGTCTCCTGAAAAATTAAGAGAGAGTCGTATCAACCATGACTAAATTGAGAAACCCTTTACTGATTCCCTGTCTGATATTGAGTCAGATGGATGTCTTGCAAGAAGCTAATGAAATGTTGGAGTTACCGCCACTGTCTAAGCCGAACAGATACTTAGATTACTTCATAGACCCCTCGAAAGGGTTGCGCTATTTCATGGCCTGTATGTATGGGATGACTGAATCAATCCGTACAGATGATAAGGAACAGTTCTGGAAAGAGTTTGCAAAGGTGATGAAGTCGCCAGCCTCTTATGATGTTCCTGATGTCAAAACTCTTAATGGTCTGATTGAAGAGTCCATGAAAGATTTCTTTGACATTGCACCTAAAATTATTGGTGATTCCCCTGCAAAGGCTTTCACTGAAACGTGGTTCGATTCAGAGTCTGCCCCTGATTCTTACGTGACTAAAGCGTATACTATTGAGAGGATTACACCTTTCTTATTCACTGCGATTTATTGGTTGACAGACACTTCAGAGTCGCGTAGTCTTAGTGACTATCAAGAGGCAGTCGGAAAATCTGACTTACTCGATAAGATTTACACCAATATGGAAAACTCAAAAGGGTTCTCCTTAAAATACATCCAGAAAAAGGAAAAGTCTCATGACTAAAGAACAACAGCTTGACCAGACCATGAACCAACTTCAGGTAGAGTTCAAACAAGAACTTAAAACTCTGACTGATAAGTTTGGTATCAAGCCAACTGGCAACCCTGAAGTTCCGTTTATGGTTGCGCTGTCTGCATCAGGTCTTCTGGAGATTATCTCAAAAGGTACAACTGAGAAGATTCAGAACACCGACACCGATACAGCCGCTGATTTGGAAAACGCTTACGGTGAGGTTGAGGTTGCTGGTGCTCGTAAACTGATGATTGCAACCTGTCAAACGCTGATGGCTGCATGGGGTCTGTGGGTTGCTGGTCAGCCTTACAACTACCCTGAACTGTTCGCCAAATACTCTGAAGCCCTGAAAGGTCTGGATGAGTCTGACGATGCACAGTATCAGACGCTGGTACGCGAGACCTTAGCGAAAGCCAATGAGTCCACTGCTGCGTTTGTTGAAAAGACAGGTGCAGGTGACTATGACAAGACCTTGCAGGAACTGAATGAATCTATGCAGGTGTTCTTTGCTCAGACTCAAGGTACTGAAGTCTACACAGTCAGCCTCTCTGCTGCACTGGTTCAGGTTTCTACCGAAGTTCTGGTTCACAGTCACTATCTGATGAAAGAAGGTATTGCACCGGACTTTGACACCTTCTGTCAGCAGGTCGCTCCAATGACTGCATTCCTGTTCAGTCAGCTTCTGGAGCAAGTTATGGATTTCTGCATCAAGAAAGATATGGTGCAAAAACTTGGTCAGGCTGGTGCTGATGAGTTCGAAGCAGAGTTGGCTACTCTCTCGAAGCGTTATAGCGAGAAAGCCCGATTCGAAGTTCAAAATGCTGGACTTGACCAGTAACTGATGTTATCTTACTAGCCCCTTAATTGGGGCTTTTTAGCCTATAAGGAAAACTATAAATGGTTGATTTAATTCTGTTAAATGGCGCTGCACGTTCCGGTAAAGATACGTGTGCATCCCTCATGCAAAAGATTCTCAAAGCCAACGGTCGTGACTCCCATATCATCCACTTCTATGACCCACTCAAAGGTGCTGTTGATGGTATGTTTGGTTTTGACCAGCGTCACCGTGACGGGTCTTTGAAAGAAACTCCTGTTATGATTCGTATGAATCCTGACCTGATGGCATCTGCTATCCTGAAAACTCTCGAACATCCTGATTCACCCTACAAAGAGTTTGAAGACCTGAGCTTCACAAGTCACACACTTGCATGTGATTTCATTGACCTGATTCAGGAAGATGAGTTCTCAAGCGAGGTTGAAGGTTCTTCAGCATTAATCTCTCCACGCAGACTGTATCAGCTTTACGGCACTGAACTGATGCGCCAGAGCTTTGATAATGACATCTGGATTAACTTTGCTAAGAAAGCGTATGAGAACGCTGCTAAACTGAACAAAGTCACCATTATCAGTGATTTGCGCTTTGACAATGAAGCGGAGTTTGGTAAGATGCACAGCGGCTTAATTCTCAAGGTAATCAATCCAGAGGTGACTGCATCTCAAGTGTCTGCTCATGTTTCAGAAGCTGGCATTAGTAAAGAACATCTGTCAGGGACTATCATCAACAGCCATAGCCGTGGGCTTGATGAACTTGAGAAACTTCTTGTTGAAGTCCTTGATATGTACGGTGTAGTATCACACTTCACACGTGTTGTTGACTTCCGTAAAGCAGAGATTGGCTTATTACCAATTTCAGTTATTTGTGGACGGCTCAACATCGCTCGTCAGTGTCGTGCTGCGATTGAAGATGAGATGGAGAAGTCCATCCGTGAAGGTTGCCACCGTGCTTACTACAATCAACTCCATGAGGATTGGGTTGAGGCTGATAAGATTGTAAAAGGTCTTCGTGAAGAATACCTGAAGAGAACGAAGAGGATTAATGACTAATAAACGCTTCAAAGAGAAAGAGAAGGGTACATTCATCGGGCATACTGCTTGCCCGAAGTGTGGCTCATCTGATGCAGGTTCGGTTTATCGTCACGATGATGGTAGCCATTCAATGACTTGTTTTGCTTGTGAAAAAGGTTTTCCCGAATGGGATGTGGAGAAGAATCAGATGTCAGAAAGAACTTATGAAAAGACTGAAAACACTAAACGTACCTTCGAAGGGTATGATATGGCTGCTGTCAAGGAAGACTTGGTTGCTATGGATTTACCAGACCGTGTTCTTCCAGAAGCCCTGTTAGAGTCTTTTGGTGTGAAGGTTGACACTGACGGTAACGGTGATATTTGCGCTCACTTCTACCCAACGTATAAACTTGATAACGCTGGAGTTCCTTATCATGCTGGTTATCGTGTACGTCACCGATTCCCTGATGACTACAAGAAACCTGAACTGCGTGGCAAGCTGAAAGACTTCTCCGGTGGTGTTGGTGATATTTCTGGAGAGTTACAACTCTTCGGTTCACAACGTCATGCCAAAGGTGGTAAGCGTCTATTCATTTGGGAAGGTGAGATTGAGTCTATGACGGCTGACCTCCTGACCAGTATGATTGTAGAGAAGAATCGCCGTAAGCACTATGCACACACCTCATTACCTTCTGGTGCAAACATCAAGGGTATTAAGGATAACTATCAGTACATCACATCGTTTGAAGAGATTTATATCTGTGCAGACAATGATGAAGCTGGTGCTAAGTTTATGCGTGAGGCTGCTCGTATTCTCCCGATTGAGAAGGTTCGTATCTTCCAATATCCAGAGAATATCAAAGACCTGTCTGATTGGTGGAAAGGTAGCCAGAAGAAGCGTAAAGTGATGCTGGACGAATTCAAACATCGTCTGTATAACGCTGAACGTTACTGTCCTGCTGGTATCAAGAACTTCGCAGATGGTTATGACGCAATGAAGAATCGTGGTAAGGTTCCACTGATTCCATTCCCTGAATCATTCGGTGACTTGAACGCACTGACTTTCGGTGGTTATGGTAAAGGTGAGATTACGACGATTGCTGCACCGTCTTCTGTTGGTAAGTCTGCGTTTACACGTGAAATGATTTACACGGCATTCACACAAACTGATGAGAAGATTGGTGTTATCCCTTGTGAAGACACCTATGAAGAACTCATGGAAATGCTTTGCTCTGTTCACCTTAGCAAGCAGATTTCTGAGATTCCATACGATGAACGTAATTGGGATGAAATCAAGGAAGCACACAAACAGCTTTCTGAAGGTCGTCGTATCAACATCGTTGACCATCAGGGTGCAATTGACCAAGATAACCTTCTTGAGTTTATTGACTATCTGGTTGGTGCAATGGGCTGTGGAGTTATCATCCTTGACCCTGTAACATTGGCACTGTCCAAAGCTGAGACAGATGAAGAAGAAGTTTTGTCAGAGATTCTTCGTCGTTGTAAGCGTCTTGGGTATGCTCATGTAAACGTCTGTCACGTTCGTAAGAACAGTGGTGGTCAAAAGGCTAACTCAGAAGGTGGTGACGTTGCAGAAGAGGATATTAAGGGTTCTGGTGCATACTTCCAGATTTCTATGAATAACCTCATCCTGACCCGTAACAAGGTTGACTCTGACCGTGTTCGTAAGAACATCACTAAGATTAAGTTGACCAAATGTCGTCGTCATGGTAAAAGTACAGGCATTGCAGGTTACGCCTATTACGATGGTGAAACAGGTCGTCTTGTCCGTGCTGCTGGTGCTGGAGAAGAGCTTGACACTGCGATGGAAAACATTAAAATGCAATACGGTATCGAGGATGAAGAGGACGTTTCAAGTTCTGACGCATCACAGTTAGGTTTCGATGCACCTGATGATGATGACATTCCATTCCGTACTGAGTAAAATGTTTTAAAATAAGTATTGCAATAGGTGGGTAGGCTTGGTAAGATACTCACCTCGTTTGAGAAGACAAACTAATAACCCATAGAAGGAAACTGACTAATGTCTAAAGCTGAATCTAAACTTGTTGTTCTGAAGCCTCTGTCTGTAAAAGGCAAAGAAGTTCCACGTTATGCTCTGAAAGATGTGTGGTTCTACTTCCTGAACACCATGCCTCAACTGAACAAGGGTAAACGCGAAGACGCAAGTTTCCCGATGAAGAACCGCACCTTCAGTGTTTCTGTTCTGGCTGACCGTAAGACTGCGGTTGCGTTCAAGAAGAAGTTCTCTGATTGTAAAATCGAGACCGTTGACGCTGAAGAGTTTGAAGAGAAGTTCAAGTGTGAGCCACCTTTTGAAGCTGAAACTTACAGCATTATCAAACTGGCTCGTCACGCATCTTACCCTGACGGCTCGTTCTTCCTCGGTGCTCATGGTCTGGACGTGTTCGTACTGGAAGGTCGTAAACCAGTTGGCGTTCCGATGAAGAAAATCAAAGCCAAGGCTCACGCTGACCACGAAGAGCGCAAGGATTATGACGGTATCGTTCCTAATCTGGCTATCGGTAACGGTTCATTTGGTACTATCATCTGTGAAGAGTATACTTATACCTTCGAAGGTGCTCAGAAAACCAAACCGATTCACCAGCAGGTTTACATCTCTGACTTGGTAGCTTACGAAGGTGGTTCTTCTGTTGACCGTAACCTTGAAGCTGATGAACTGTCAGAACTTGGTTTCGATGAACCTGTACAGAGTGGTGAAATCATCGAAGAAGAAGCGAAAGGTGCATCTTCTGAGAAGTCTTCAAGCAAACCTTCTAACGATGGTGACGACGATTCTGATGACGGTGACAACGACATCCCTCAGTATGGTGATGACGATGATTCCGACGACGATGATGATGTTCCGTTCAAAACCGAATAAGACATCTAAGTAATCAATGGGTATGGGGGTTTCCCTGTACCCTTTTTCGTTTAAGAGGAAATCAAAATGGCTTTAACCGATGCTGAGAAGCATAGTAAATTCACCCTTTCAAAAATACCTGCCACAGTTAAGCTGGCATACTTTGACTCAGACCCTATCGCTTATCGTGGGGCATTTGCTGTTGAGAAGACTAAGTATCGCTTCACAAACTCTGAGACGTTTGAAGAGTCTCCACCATTCTTGAGTGCAAAAGATGCTAAGTCTTGGTTGGATGGTCAACAAGATATTGCAGAGTCAATTGGTATCGAGTTCCGTAAACAAGATTGGGTTCGTTATGATTGGAAAGAACCTTTGTCTGTTGAGGAAGCTATTAAGGCCACTCAGGATGTTCTACAGGCTTATATCAAGGCTTCTGGTGTCCATGAAGATGACTGGATGGGCTTCTTGACACAACGTGGTGTAGAGAAGACTAAAGACTTGAAAGGTCTTGAACACCAGTATCAGGGCAACCGTTCAGGCTTCACACCAACTCACCTTGACGCAACCAGACAACATCTGATTGACAAGTCACAGATGCACTTACTGTCTGATGGATTTGAGGCTGATGCCGCTGTAATCGCAATGGGTGAACGTAAAGGTAAACGTGCTGTCATCTTATCACTTGACAAAGACCTTCGTCAGTTGATGGGTGGTTACATGCTTGACATGTCCTATGACAAGGCTCCGCTCATCTTCAATACCGTTGATAACCCACTTGGTGACGTTTGGCGATGCCCTATCAAGTCAAAACCTAAACAACCTCCGAAGTATGTTGGTTGTGGTTTTAAATGGCTCTGTTATCAGGCTCTGGCTGGAGACCCTTCAGACGGCTACTATGGTATCTCTGGAGTTGGTGGTGCTGCGATTATCAAACTCCTTGATGAATGTGAGACTATTCACCAGTGCTTAGACGCAATCTATGCCCTCTACAAGAAGAAGTTCCCTGAAGGGTACACATATACCTCATGGGACGGTGTAGAGACTCACAGGACGCCTGAAGAGCTTATGACACAGCATTTCATGTTGCCTTATCAGGAGCGTAGCATGGACGATGTATTTACCTTTGAAAAATATGATTGGAGTTTTAACATGAATGGATAAGCTGCCACGTTACGCACATTGGGTGTCTCTCTGCGGAGAGATTAACCCTGAAAAACTTTTCGGTTTTGTCTATGTGGTCTACAATAAAGCCCATAACAGATTTTACATCGGAAAGAAACAATTCTTTTCAGTTACTAAGAAAAAGATTGTTGGAAAAGTTCGAAGAAAGACTTGCATCAAGGATTCAGATTGGTTAAGATACTTCACATCTTCTGAGTACGTTAAGAAAGATATTGAAGAGCTTGGGTTAGACAACTTTGAGTTCTATATCATCGAAACGTATGAGACTAAATCGGGTCTGGTCTACGCTGAAGCTAACCTTCAACATAAGTTTGATGTGATGCAAAAAAGTGTTGACTCTGATACTCGCAAGTTTTACAATGCAAATGTCGCTGCTATCAAGTTCCTCGTAAAAGAGATTAAGCCTGTAGCAGCAAAACGAATTAAACAACTAATTGAATATAAAGAGGCTCACCATGTTCGCAATTCTGAAAAAACTGTTCTCTGACGCTAAGAAAGTGGAACAACCAATCCATACCCGTATCGACAACGCTGTAACCAAGCTGATTGACTCTGTAGGTGAGGAACTGTCCCACGCCAAGCAGGAACTGTCTCAGGTTGACGATGCGATTGCCGCTCTTATGTCCCGCCGTGCGAATCTGGCATTCAACCTTGAAGCCGCTAAAGAGAAACACGCAGCCCTGCATCTGGTTACTGGCAAACAGTACGAAGATGTAGAATAATAATAAAATGTCGGGGGGTTAACTCCCCCGCTTTCTTTGAAGAATGTTGAGGTGTGAATGTATGTAACTACTAATAATCCCGTCCATCTTTGGAACATCCGTGCTGGTCTGAATGCTGCAAAACGCTACTCACCAGAATACTGGAAAGCATTAGAGAACCAAGCTGAACGAATGATGGAAGAGTTGAAAGAAACTATCCAAGCTATTCGTGAGCGTGATGCGTTAGGTCTGATTGACGGTCAGGTTGACATGGACTTCGTGCTGCAAGGTTTCACCTACCTTTCACAGCTTGACCATGAAACAGGTCTGAAACGTGTTTGTGACAACAACGATTTGAAAATCACTGAAGATGCTGGTACAGCACTTCGCTGGTTGGATGAGCACAATGAGAAAGACCCTCAGACTGCTTGTGAAGTTGTTGGTACTGAGGTCAATGGGAAGGTTTACTACACCGTCCATCGTCTGAGCGATAACAAGATTATGAAACCAGTTAACCATCCAACAGTGACCCTGTATGATTTGGTTGCAGGTAATACAGAAATCTTTGTGCCATCAAAAGAGTCTTGCACACTGTGTAAATCACTGGCAAAAACTCTTGAGAGCCTTGGCTATTCGTTCACCGTACTTGACCTTGATAACTCTGAAGCTGATATTGAGTTCGCTGAAGAGGTTGGTCTTGATATTGGTTGTGTGGCTTTCTTTGACGGTGAATCCGTGGTAAGATTGTCAGTCGGTGCAGGTCACGATAAAGAGTTCGTGAGCAATTGGTTGAAAGGAGTAGGTGCTAATGGAAAAGCTGATTGAGGGATTGAAAAACCCTAACCACTGCACTTACAGCGTTTCAATCACTGTACTGATGCGTGACCCTCTGGTCAAAGATGTACCAGACCTGCTTGCAAGTTATCAGACTGATTTGCTGAAAGCGGTTCTGTTCAAATACGGTTTCGACCTCGACAAAGGCATTGTCTATGAAGAGTGTGAACATCGAAACTGTTATGGTGAGCGCGTAAATGGTGCTCTTTTCAAAGGTAAAGAAAGGGTTGATGAAAGATGGAAAAGTCTCAAACGTCATCGTCTGACGAAGAAAGCATCCTTGGCACTGATAAATTCGGTAACGAACTGAGAGAGGGTGATTTAGTCTTCTATCCTCTGGTTGTTCACTCGAAAGGTGCTCGTTCAGAAATGGGCTTCAGCACTATAAAGGGTAAGAGTCGTGGTTATATCCAACTGACTTCATCTTACCGTGGAATCAGCCCTTCTTCGCTGGTTAAGGTCACAGAGACCTTCCGTCGAGCCTACGAAGATGGTACAATCTTCAAATATTAATCACAAGGGACTCTTCGGAGTCCTTTTTAATCTGGAATGAAATAATGAATAAGACAATCCTCGCTGTAATGGTTCCCCTCCTGATTCAATATCAGATTCTGAGCAACAAATTCAAAGCACAACTTGAGGCTAAATAATGATTCGCAACGTAAAGAAATTTGATGGTACTGTACAACCTTTTGACCCGTCACGTCTTAACCGTTGGGCTGAGTGGGCTGCAAACTATGGTGTTGACTGGACTGAGATTGCTGTTGATGCGGTTAAGCGTTGTCACGATGGTTGTTCAACTTCTGACCTTCAGTGGGCTATGATTGAAGCCTGTATCGACCGTCAGACTCAGGCACACGCAAACATGGCTGGTCGTCTGCTGATTGGTAATGTCTACAAAGAAGCCTTTGGTGGGTTCCGTAAAATCCCAACCCTGACAGACTTCTATGACAAAATGCGTACACTGAATCTGTGGGAAGACATGGGCTACTCTGATTCTGAGCTTGACTATCTCGGTATGCAAATCAACCACTACAAAGACCTGAACTATGGTTATGCGGTTGTCAAACAGTTCCGTGACAAGTACGCTATCAAGGATGCCTTGACAAAGCGTGTTTATGAATCACCACAGTTTATGTTCATGGGTATGGCCTTGGCAGTCATGCAGCATCAGCCAACTGAACGCCGTATTCAGGACGTTATCAAACTCTATGAATACCTGTCAGACCTGAAGATTAACGCACCGACTCCTTACCTGAACGGCCTCCGTTCTAAGAAGAGTGGCTATGCCTCATGCTGTGTAATCAAAGGTGACGACACCGCAGAGTCTATCGGTATTGCTGAACATATTGCTTATACGATGACTTGTAAGCAAGCTGGTATCGGTATTCTTTTACAGACCCGCTCTAAAGGTGATGGTGTCCGTAACAAGACCATTGTCCATCAGGGTAAGACACCTTACTTTGCTTGCATCAACACGGCTGTAAAGGCTAATAAGCAACAGACACGTGGTGGCTCTGCAACAGTTGGTTTCACCATCCTTGACCCTGAGATTGATGACCTGCTCCGACTGAATAACCCTGTGACACCTCCACAGAAACAGTTGAAATTCATGGATTATCAAGTTGGTATCAATGAGTCATTCCTTCGCCGTGTTGATAAGGATGATGAATGGATGCTGGTCTCTTTCAAAGATGCTCCAGAATTGCACAAACGCATGTACGGCTCTTATGAGTTGTTCGAGGTTGAGTATGACCGTGTGATGCGCAATCCAGACATCAAGAAGAAGATTGTGAGTGCTCGTAAACTGAGTAAGGTCTTTATCAAGAACCGTTATGAAACTGGACGTGTTTACCCGTTCTTCCCTGATAACATGAACACTCATACACCGTTCGAAGACACTATCTGGAACTCCAATCTGTGTATGGAAATCTGCCTACCTACAAAGGGTTTTGAGAGCATGGCAGAACTTTATAACCCGATGGTCAAGGCTAAGGGAGAAATCGCTCTGTGCTTCCTCTCAAGCATCGTAGCGGGACGTGTCAAACCAGAAGAGTATGAGGAAGTCGCTTACTACACCCTTCTGATGATTGATAACGTCATGGACATTATGGACTATCCATACGAAGCCCTGAAAAAGTCTGCACAGTACCGTCGTTCAGTTGGTGTTGGTATCACTAATCTTGCTCACTATCTGGCAAGCAATTTCACCAACTACTCTTCTAAGAAGGGTAAGAAGTTGATGCACAACTTAGCAGAGCTTCACAGCTATTCTCTACACCGTGCGAGTCTCCGTCTTGCTAAAGAGCGTGGCGTGTGTGAAGGTATGGAAGTGTCAAAATACCGTAACGGTTGGACACCTCTTGAAGACTATTCACAAGATGTGGATAATGTTGTAGACTCAACCTTACAGTTTGATTGGGTTCAGCTTCACAAGGACATTAAAGCCAACGGTGGCATCCGTCACAGTGTACTGGAAGCGTTCATGCCAAACGAGAGTTCATCTCTGGCAACGAATACAACCAACGGACTTTACCCTGTTCGTGAACTGAAGATGTTCAAGAAGTCACCACAAGGTTCAGTGTTCTTCCTTGCACCTGATGCTGAAGTGATTGGTGATGTCTACCAGTTTGCTTGGGATGTTCCTGAAAAGGATATGATTGAGTGTTACGCAATCTTCCAGAAGTTTACTGGTCAGGCCATCTCTGCTGACTTCTACATGGATTATCACAAGACAGGTAATAAGGTGTCTGCTAAGACTGCTCTTCAGAGTTTGATTTATGCTCACAGGCTTGGTATGAAGACACAGTATTACATGAACAGTCGTGTTGGTGTCGGTGAGTCTTCATTGAAAGAAATGGCTTGCGAAGGCTGCTCACTTTAATATATACTTCAAGGGTCGGTTAAGTCCGACCCAAACTTTTTAAGAGGAAATCAAGATGTCTTCAACTGTATTCAACCACAAGAATGACGCATACCTTACTGCTGAATACCCGTTGTTTATGGGTCAGCCTCTGGCTATGTATGACTCAATGAACAAGATTTACCCACAACTCTTTGACCTGTATAAGCAGCAGAAAGCACAGGACTGGTCAGAGGATGAAGTGAACCTTGAGAACTCACGTATTGACTTCCAGACTGCTGCTAAGTCTGAGATTGAGGTCTGTATTGAGAACCTTCTGTGGCAGTGGGAAGCCGATTCACGTGTATCACGTAACATCATCACTCTGCTTGCTCCATTCATCAGTAACAACGAGTTTGCTGCTATGGTGACTAAGCAGACAGAGATTGAGAACCTTCACGCTCTGACCTACTCAGAAATTGTTCGTCAGTGTATCAGTGACCCAACTGAGATGATTAAGCGTGTGATGGATAATCAGGCTGTTCTTGACCGCTCATCCACAATTGATGAAGTCATGGCAGAACTTGAAATCCTCGGTGCTAAAAAGCGTCTTGGTTATGAACTGGACGATGAGCATATTCGCCAGACACTGATTAAGTTCATGGTCAGCATTCTTGCTCTGGAAGGTCTGGAGTTTATTGCCAGCTTTGCATGTACCTTTGCTCTGGCTCAACGTGGCCTGTTCATGGGTGTTGCACAGCTTGTTCAGAAAATCATGCTTGATGAAATCCTTCACTCCAAGATGGACTTCGCAGCACTGGACATTCTTCTGAAAGACCCTGTTTGGTTCCAATCTTACCAGAACTGTAAGGGTGAGGTTCAGCGCATCCTTGATGAAGTGATGGAGAATGAATCCAATTGGGCTGATTACATTTTCAGCGATGGTCGCTCAGTTGTTGGTCTGAACCCAACTCTGTTGAAAGAATGGGTTTACTATTCAGCTAAACCATTGTATGATTTCTTAAAACTGGATTACAACTATCCAGTTGTTGTGAAGAACCCACTTCCGTTCATGGATAAGTGGATGAACATTGATTCACAGCAGAATGCAAACCAAGAGCAAGACAACAGTCAGTACCTGTTGAACACTCTGGTTAACGATGACGAAGACGGAAAAGGCTTAGGGGCTTACTAATGAGTTTTATTGTATACGGTAAAGATTTGTGTCCGAATTGTGACAAGGCTGTTGCGATGCTGAATATGCGTGGTCAGCAGTTTGTAATGAAGAAACTTGATAAGGACTATCAGGTGCAGGAACTGTGGGACGTAGCGGGTGAGCCTGTTCGTATGCTTCCTTATATCGTGGAAGTTGATGAAGGTTCTGGTAATGTAATCAACAAGATTGGCTCTGTGGACAACCTGACCAAACGTCTGATGGAGTAGTCTTTCTCAGAGGTGTGAATGGAAATTGCTTTCTTTCTGTGGATTGTAGGGGTTGTTGTCCTGTCAGTTGTGGCAGGTATTTCAACCTTTTACGGGAATGTCAAGTATGGGTTGAAGAAGACCCATGTTGATTCTTCAGATGTAGTTTGCATTGCATTCTGGTACATTGTAGTTGTCATCTATGTAGTGAAGCTGGTCGCAAGCTGGCTTTACTTATTAAGACGAAAAGGAAATTGATAATGGGTAAGACGATTCGCCGTAAGAACTTGAAAGGTAAGGAAGACTGGTTCCAGAATCCAGACCGTAAAGAAGGTCATGGTCACGCTGTGTATCATGGTGATAAATTGAAACGCATGAGTGGCATCTCTTCAGGTGTCAAAGACCGTCAGCATGAGATTCAACGCCAGACGAATCGTCAACTCTCTGCCAAAGCTATGACAGGTGAAGATGTCGTTCCAGACAACACTGACCGTCACAGCAAACGCTTATCAAACCAGTGCTACACGTACTCGTAATAATCAAGGGACTCTTCGGAGTCCTTTTTCTTTATATAAAACAACAACTTATAAATAAATGAAAAATTATTGAAAATAGTTGTTGACCCGAATAACCGATTTCTATACTATTACTCACGTCAACAAGACATACGAAAACAATATATTAAGGAAACCGAGAAATGACTACTGAAAACACTAACGTCGAAACTGAAGTTAAAGATGCAGCTAACACTCAGACTGATGCAAAAGCCGAAGCACTGCTGAAAGCCGAAGCCCTGAAATCTGCAATCACCGATGCTGTAACCGCTCCTAACGGTGCGACTCTTGATGAAATCGTTGTGTCTGCACAGGCGACTCAGAAAGCTATCAAGCCTGTTCTGGCTGGTCTGGTTGAAGATGGCATTATCGGTTTTGCAAAGGGTGTTACCCGCGCTACTGATAAGGGTGACGGTAAAGTTGGTAAAGCACAGCCTGTCTACATCGACATCGCACGTGTTAACACCTTCCTGACGTTCCCTGAACTGCCACAGGTTGTTACTCAGAAACTTGGTAGCATTCTGAAAGTTCGTCCAGCGATTAACCAGCGTGAGACTGAATCACGTCTGAAGAAAGAGCACTTGAACGGTGTTGCATCTGCTACTCAGCACGTCTTCCGTATCGGTGTATACGATGATAAGACCGCTGTCATTCTGGATGGTAACAGCCGTATCGCAGCTTACAAAGCTGGCAACCTGTTCTTCGAGAACGATGATGAGACTCCAGTAATTCTGGAAATCTACAAACTTCGTGACGTTGAACACGAAAAAGAACTGTACCATGAGTTTGACTCCACTTTCTCTGTGATGTCTTCTCGTGACTTGGACTTCCAAGCGAAAGCCGAACTCAATACGTCTGCTGCTCCAACCAGCAAGACCATGAACAAATCTATCAAGTCTGCGGTATCATACGCAACTGGTAAAGCTGTGAAGGTCGGTGTAGGTATCTACGATGATGTCAAAGATGAGATTTTCTTCCTTGACGGAATCCTGAAAAACTACGAACCAGAGAAAGCAATCGACGGTGCAATCCTGAGTGCGATGCTGAAGCTGACCAAAGAGAAGGGTATTGAAGACCCAATGGAAGACTTCATCGGTGATGTTCTGCTGTCACTGACCGAAGGGCAGGGTGTTCTGGTTAAACCTGAAGCGACTCTGGCTGCTGTACTGCGTGTTAACACTAACCGCACTTACGGTTCAGCACGTGCAACGACCATCTTTGATGCAATGGTTGAAGACTTCGAAGCACGTTAATCTGTAGCTATCCTAATCGGGACTCTTCGGAGTCCCTTTTTATTTGAGGTGAATATGTCTCGTCAATATCTGTTTTACAAACCACGTGAAAGTCTGTACTATGTCATGTCAGGTGATGCCAAGATTAAAGGTGATGATGGTGAATGGTATAACGGTAAAGTCTACGTTGCCATTGACGGTTGCCAGTGCTATTGCCGACCTGACCACATGTTTGAAAAAGATAAATGGGAGTCACTAACACATGAACAAGCCAGAGAATACTACCGAAAATATTACGGAGACCTCAACACCCCACGTGGTTCAAATATCATCTAATGGGCGTGTATGGTTCGAGTACCTTGATGAGATGCGTGAACGGACATACCTTGAATTTGAAAGTGAAAGTTCAGCACGAAGAGGTTTAAGAATCTATTGCAATTCTCTTGCTGGTTAGTTACTATGAGGACTCTTAATTGAGTCCTTTTTAGTTTCTGGAGAATGTATGTACTCAGAGTTCGTTGCAGTAGTGATGTCAGTTGTCAATCTTGACTTTCAAGACCGTGAGGACTTTCTGTTCAGTCACCAGTATGACCGTGAGAATTCAAACTGGATGAAACTGAACCATGAAGGGTTGACCCGTAAAAAGATTATCGCTCGTTATTTTCCTTATTACACAGTTGATAATCTGTATGAACATTGCTTTTTCAAGAACTTTATCACGGTGCTGAATGAAGAGTTTGGTTTGACCAAGAATCACCAATTCACTTTAGGTCATCATATACCACTTAATAAAGGTGGTGTACATCATGTAAGTAACTGGTTCATCCAGACGAAGAGTGACAACCAACGTCAAGGAGATAACCTTCCAGACTCTGAACTGATGAGTTATGACGAACAGGTTGATTACCTCTTTGAACACCTTGTGAAGCACTCTACAATCAATGGTATGCAGAGTAAACGATTCTGCCAATACGCTTTACGATTCTCAGGAGTGTACAATGAAAGCAGTCTATAACTTCGTTTGTAAGATTAAGCCTTGGTGGTTCTTCAACAAAGATGATTTATCACCTAAGCGTTGCCCTGACTGTCTGTCCAAAAGTTTTTACAGTGTTCCAAAGGACGTGTCAGATTATTTATTGTTGGAAGAAGAATATCGTTGCAACTGCTGTGATAGTGTCGTACAGTATTGGTCATACGGGAACTTTGACCCCGCTTACCTTCCTCCGAAAGGACGTGAAGAACACCGTCAAAGACAAGATGAAATGATAACATTTGGAGAGTAACATGATTAGTTTAACAGTCAATCATCAGAATGTAGCAATCAGTCGAACTACCTTCCCTGCTGGAGAGGTTGGTGTGAGTCTGGATGTTATGGGTCTGAAAAAGGCAATCAGCGGTTCAAACACTGTTGAAGTCGCTATTCACACTCAGGGCTATGAGCCTAATATGCTGATTACCATCATGCAGTTGAAAGAGGCAATCAACCAGTTCTTCTTGCCATACATGGTCAAGCCTCGTTATATTCTGATGCTGTCATACATGCCATTCTCACGCTATGACCGTCACATGTATCATGGTGATGCCTTTGGCCTGAAGGTGTTTGGTCAGGTAATCAACAGCATGAACTTTGACATGGTTGTGACTATTGATGCTCACAGTGATGTTACTGGTGGTGTTATCAATAACCTGTACAATATTCCTCAAGTTGAGGCTTTGATGACTCACAGATTCTTGCGTGATTATGATGTCGTCGTCGCTCCAGATGCAGGTGCAGAGAAGAAAGCTACCGCTGCTGCAAAAGCTATGCAGTGTGAACTTGCAACCCTTGTAAAACACCGGAACGTCATGACTGGTGAGATTACTGGTATGGGACTGTCAACAGGTATTGTTAAAGACAAGAACTGCTTGATTGTTGATGACCTGTGTGATGGTGGTGCAACGTTTGTACACGCTGCTGCAAAACTTTTCACTCTCGGTGCAAAATCTGTTGACTTGTACGTTACTCACGGAGTATTCTCTAAGGGTACTGAAGTTCTGCGAAATGCAGGGATTGAGAACATTTACACCACGAACTCCTTCGAACAGGAAGGTAACGGTGTTAACTTTGTCGGCTACGGCTCATTAATTTAATAGGGAACTGAACATGAACAATACACTGATTGCTACTCTGGTATGTGACGCTTACAAATCCGGTCATAAATTCCAATACCCTGCGGGTCTGGATTCACTGTTTCTTAACATTACTCCACGTAATGCGAAGTATTTTCCCGGTGGCACAGAGGTAGTTGCAAACTTCGGTTCAACCTCTTTCCGTGATACTTGGCTTGTCAAGTTCTGGAATGAAAACTTCTTCAACGTTCCAAAAGATGTTGTCATGGAAATTCATGCAGCTTATATGGATGGTGTACTTGGGAAAGGCACACTGACTCATGACCACATTGCAGCACTGCACGACTTAGGTTATCTGCCTATCATTGTTCGTGCTCTGCCAGAGGGTTCTGTGTCACCTGTCAAGGTTCCTGTGATGACTATCGAAACTACGCACAAAGACTTTGCATGGGTCGGTGGCTATCTGGAAGACCTGTTCAGTTCTAACCTGTGGAAGGTTATGACCATTGCAACTATCGCAATGAAGTATCGTGTTCTTCTGGAGCGTTTCGCTGAAGAAACTGGTGTTGACAAAGGCTTCGTTGACTATCAGGCTCACGACTTTGCATTACGTGGTATGTCTGGTGTTCACGATGATATTCAGAATAACATTGGTCATCTGGCATTCTTCAAAGGGACTGACTCATTCCCTGCAACGTGGTCTGTGAAACAGTTTTACGGTAACGGTGTTCAGATTAGTGACATCGCAGGTTCTGTACCAGCAACCGAACACAGTGTTACCTGTGCAAACATCGCAGTAGAAGCAAGTCAGATGGTGTTATCTTCCGGTGCGTTCGGTGATGGTAATCCTCAGACACAGGCAGCACTGCTTGCAAAAGCTGAACAGAAGTTCTTTGAGCGTCTTCTGACAGAGGTTTACCCAACTGGCATTCTCTCTATGGTTGGTGACACAAACAACTGGTATGATACCGTCACAACCAAAGTGCGTGAACTGAAAGATGTCATCATGAAACGTGATGGTAAACTGGTTCTTCGTCCAGATTCCGGTATTCCAGAGCACATCGTTGCTGGCTATCGTTGTATTGAGATTGAGAGTGCAAAAGCAGTCATTGCTGAAGAGTACAAATCAGGTCGCCTTGGTTGGGCTTCGGTTCTGGAAAGCAATCTTGCTGACATTAAAGAACTGACCATTGACAAGCTGACTGCAAATGATTGCCAGATTATCAAGAACGCTGGCTATGAAGTTGTAGTTGATGCTGAAGATTTTGATGGTGCATACTGCGTCTTCCTTGACGAGAAGATTAAAAGCCCATCTGTCAAAGTTGGTCGCTATGTACAGATTGAAATTCTGGAAGGTGCTATCGAATCACTGTGGAAAATCTTTGGTGGTGATGTAACAACTAAAGGTTACAAGGTTCTGGACGAACACATTGGCCTGATTTACGGTGACTCTATCACACTGGAACGTGCTGAAAATATTCTTCAGCGTCTGAAAGAGCGTGGATTCGCAAGCTGCAACGTGGTGTTTGGTGTGGGTTCATTCACTTACCAAATGCTGACACGTGATTCACTCAGCTTTGCTATCAAGGCGACTGTGGCAACTGTTGACGGGATTAACTATCCACTGTCAAAAGACCCAATCACTGATGATGGTACGAAGAAATCAGCTACAGGTTACATCATCGTTCGTGACACTGGAACAGGTGAACCGTTGCACATGATTGATGGTCTGAGTCGTCAAGCATACGACAACCTGAACCAGCAGGGATTGAATGAACTCCGTGTGATTTTTGCAGACGGCGAGTCAATCAACTATGAAGAGAACATTCTCACAATCCGTGACAAGTTCTTGAAAAACATGAAGTAATTTATAAAGGGACTCTTCGGAGTCCTTTTTTATTTTATCTGTTGACATCACCACACCAAATGAATTAAAGTAATCACATCGAAAGCAAACAACTAACTGAGGAAATATCATGAATCGTCGCATCACTGCCGTATCAAAAGACTTCTACAATCGTCGCATGGGTGAACTGGTAAAGCAATTCCCTAACGTGTTTAACAAGTCTCTTCCTATGCCGCTGGCGATTGGTGTTCACAAGACTCTGGCAGAGCAGACTGAGTTTTCTCGCAAAGAAATCAATGCGATGTTATCAGTGTGGACTCGTCGCCATGAGTATGTTTGTGCAGCCGTTACTCACGGTTTCCGTGTAGACCTGAACGGCGAGTTCGTTGAAGAAATCTCAGAAGAACATCTGTATGGGTTTAGCCGTGCATTTGATAATCTGACCAAGAAGCAAAAGGCTGGCTTTACTCGCCGCTGGAACCGTGCTGATACCACTGACCAGTTCGTATGTGAACCATTCGAGTGCTACGTTGAAGCGAAGGTTGAAGAGCCTGTGGAAACCGAAGAGGTATGTCAAGAATGCCTGATTTAAAGATGCAGTCGTTCAATATCAATGCTCACTTTGTACTTGAAGAAGCAGAGATTGATAAGGCTATTGAAGCACTGGAGTTACTTGCAGAGCATCATAGCAACCGTTCAAGTTGGGAGCCTTTATCTGAAGAGTCAACGGTGACAATTGTCATCACAGTTAAGGGTTGTGAAGATACGTTGGGTTGGACTCAAAAGCTGCAAAAGCAGTCAAGAGGTGCTTTAAAAGCGTATCTGAAAGATGCCCGACAAAAAGACGGTATCAAGTTCGCAAGCACTTCACGAATCCGTGGGGCGGTTGTATTTGAACCATCAGTAATTTTCTACTCATAAGGTAAGAAGAATGGACGTTCACACTGGTCTTAACATCTTACTGGTTCTGGTTATTGTGGGCGGTCTATTAGCTGCCAAGTACCGTGTAGACTCATGCTGCAAGCATTGTGATGGTACAGGCGTTAAAGATGGTTGTGTATGTCCATTCTGTCACGGAACCGGAGAAGATGATTGACAGTCACCTGTCAACTGTTTTAGAATCTGTTTTGGGGTGAACAACACCCCTTAACTCAAAAGGATAATCCCGACATGAAAATGAATTACGAACATCAAGCAGTCCAGAAAAGTTCTAATACTCTGGAGACTACTCAGGCACAGATTATGATGACACCTGAGATGCTTGACCTGCTTTCTTCTGGTGTTTATGAGTATAAGGCACGTGCAGTTATCCGTGAATTATCTTGTAATGCACTTGATGGTCACATGGTAAAAGGCAATGTCGATGAACCATTTGACATTCACTTACCAACCACCTTCGAACCTTACTTTGAGATTCGTGATAAAGGTGTCGGTCTGTCCCATGAAGCAATCATGAACATGTACCTGAACTATGGTGCTTCGACGAAGAACAATTCGAATGACTTCATCGGTGCTATGGGTATCGGTTCAAAGTCTCCGTTTGCTATCTCTGATTCGTTCACTGTCCGTTCATACTTTGAGGGTAAGGTAACGACTTATCAGGCATACAAAGAGAACGGTATCCCTAACCTAACTAAGCTGATGGAAAAGCCAATGGCAGAGGGTGAGGAAACTGGTCTGGCTGTTCGTGTAGCTGTTCGTCAGGAGTTGACTGATGAGTTTCGTCGTGAAGCTGCTTACGTCTTTGAAACGTTTGCTGTGCGACCTAACATCAACATTGACATAAACTATATTGACCGTAACTCTATGGTTATGTCTGAGAAAGCTGGCGTCTACACAGCATTTCACGGCACAGGGAACTCTTACAGTCGTCGTGGTGACAACTTCCTATATGTGGTGATGGGGTCTATCCGTTATCCTGTCAAGCTGGAAGCGGTGATGTCTGATGATGAGATGTCAGCTATCAACAACAGTCCTATGATTGATTCTATCGGCTGTCTGTGGGTCTACGTCCCAATTGGTTCAGTGTCCATCTCTGCGAGTCGTGAATCACTCCAGATGAATGAGTCAACCAAGAAGTTTATTCTGGATGCCTTTAAAGACATCTCGTCTGACTTCATGGCAGACCTTCAGAAAGGTTTTGATGACATTGACGACTACTGGAAAGCTGGTCATCATTGGGTTAACCTGAAAAGCAAGCTGCGTAGTCACAGCCAGATTGCATACTTTGCCAAGAACTTGACTTGGAAAGGTAAGCAGATTTCTCGTCTGGTTGAAGAGGCTGATGCAGCCCGTCTGGTTCCTCGCCTTGATGAGTTTGGCAATCAGATGTACAAAAAGGATTCTTCCGGTCAGCCTCTGGAACTGAACGGTCAGAAAGTGCCTTTGATGATGAACTACGAAGCATATTGCTATCGCTGGAACAACCTTACTTCAACATCGTCTTGGGCGAAACGTGAGCGTTGGACTAAGAACAACCTTGAAACAGACATGGCTAAGGTCTCTCCTTGGAAGACTACCAATGACTTCTTCAATGGTGTATTGTTCTTTGTCTATGACCGTATCACCCGTTCAGGTACTGAGAAGACAACTGGTAAAGAGCAAGTGTTGCGTGGTATGGGCTTTGCTTTCCAAGAGTCCACTAAAAACAACTTGAACTACCTGTGCATGGTTGACTCTCGCGCTGAGGCAGAGATTATCTGGAACCGTCACAAAGTACCAGAAGACCAACGTCACTTCGACATGGCTTCTAAGTATGAAGACTGCTACACCCCTGCAAAGCGTCAGAAAGGTGTGGTGAAGTTATGGGTTCACAGTTATGCAGAGTATCACAAGAAACAAAATATTGGTGATTACCGTAACGGGTTTATCAATACTGGTTACGTGAACTCTGAAGAGTTTAAGGTTGACTTGTCTGTTCTTCAGGACGATGAGAATGAACACCTGTACCTTCAGTCAAACAACAACGTAATCACTAACGGTGTGTTTAACGGTAAAGGTGCAACTGATGTTGCCAAACTGATTGCACCGTTAATCACTGGTAAGATTGTGGTGTTTAACAAGGCCAACTGGAAAAAGATTCCCGAAGATTGGGAGAATGCCAGTGATGAAAACGTTCTGCGTAAACTGATTGACAAACATCCTCGACTCTGGAAAGCTATGAACCAGTCGATGATTGAGTCTGCTATGCCAGACCGCTTTAAGCGTCTTGCAGCGATGGGTGTTGCTCTGCCAAACAGTAATGATTACTTTGGTCAGTCTATGCGTGGTCGTGTTCTGAAGTGGGAAGGTGCAAGACAGGTTCTTGAACAAATCTTGAATAAGCCTTGCTATTCGATTCCACAGATGGTACAGTCTTGCTCAGTCAGTCACAGCAACATCCTTGGTTCCATTTACAAGATGCTGCCACACTGTAAGCTGCATACTTCCATCAAGAAAGCGCGTCAGCGTATGGAAGCAGATATTGAGAAGAACAAAAACAACCTGTTCAACTCTAAATATAAAGTGCTGAAGTTTATTGACTTCAACCGTGTGCAACTGTTAGAATTAGCCGAAGCACTTGACATCAACTTTGACAGAACGTATGTTAACGATGATGGTGTAAGATTCTACAACCATTAATACAAACGGGGCTGGAAACAGCCCTTCTTAAACGAAGTGAAGGAAACCTAAAATGACTATGACTAAAGCTCAGATTGATGCTCAGATTTTCGCAGATGTTTCTAACGGTATGACCAAAGCAGCAGCCGCTGAAAAATATGGTACGTCTGCCCGTTCCATCGGTCGTGCGATTGAGCGTCATGAGAAGTCTGGCGGTAAAGCCCCTGCCAAAGCCGCTGTAAAGCCCGCTAAGGCGACTTCTAAGAAGTCTGGTAAGAAGGCTAAGTCAACTGCCAAAGCCGCTCCTAAGCGTTCTGACGTGGCTAAAGCTGCACCTTACAAGCCAGAAGAAAAGACTCAGGTAGCCAGTACCGTGCTGGAAGCACTGGAGAAAGGTGATAAAGTTGAGTACATCAACACGTCATCATCTGTTGTTCTGACTCTGAACGGTGAATCAGAGATTGTTGAAGAAACTCATCCGAACTTCAAAGCAATTCAGATTGCTATTGTTTCAGGCGACTTCAAACAAGCGTTTGCTCTGATGAACATTCGTAAGTCCATTGAGAACTTCACTCAGGGGGCAATCACCATCAAAGGTGACAAACTGTTCTACGGTACTATTGAAATCCGTTCAACGATTGCACAGCGTATTCTGGAACTGATGCGTCAGGGTGATGATGGCTTTAAAACTCTGGTCAGCTTCTTCGAAAAACTGATGGAGAACCCATCACGCAACTCTGTTGAACAGCTTTGGGGCTTCATCTCTCACAACGACATTGAGATTGACTCTGAAGGTTATATCATCGGTTGGAAGCGTGTTCGTAACAACGGTAACGGTCTGGTTGATAGCCGCACCAGCAAAGTTCCTAACAACATTGGTAACATCGTGTCAATGCCTCGCTGGATGGTTGACGCAGACAAAAACGTTACCTGTTCACAGGGTCTGCATGTTGGCGCTTGGGATTACGTCCGTTCATTCTCTGGCGATACCACTATCAAGGTTCGTGTCCATCCACGTGACGTTGTATCTGTACCAACAGACTACAATGACCAGAAGATGCGTTCTTGCCAGTATGAAGTTGTCGGTGTGGTTGACAGCAACCGTAAAATCATCGACGTGACCAACCTGAAAGGTCTGGCTACAGAAGTGGTTGTTGTCGGCTCTGCTGGTGAACTGATTTCCCGTAAACCACGTGTCTAAATGAATTGGGGCGAAAGCCCCTCTTCTAAGAGGAATTGAAATGTACTATCTGATTGTTGTGCTGTCCTATCTCGTTGCGATACTGACTTGGCCTGTTGCGATTGTCAAGTTCCTGTATGAAATCTTCAAACTCGATGTACCGTTCTGGTCATCACTGATTTCGAATGGCCTTGGTGGTGTGGTAATCTTCATCATTGCAGTTGTGTTCATCATCCTCTTCGGACGATTGCAATTTGAGAAATCATCAAAGAAACTCTTGTCACGCACTAACCGTTGGCATTAAACTATAGGGACTCTTCGGAGTCCTTTTTTATTTGGAGGAAAGTATGATTGAGTTTAGAGAGGGTAAGCCAAAAGCGATGGGGCTTTACCTTTGCAAAGTTAACCCTGAACCTATAACGCTTCCGGTTGCTGATAACCAGATTCTGTTCTTTCAGGAAGGTGATTGGTGGTGGCCTCGTTCAGATGCACGTTACCGTGACCATGTTTATCTTTGGGCTGGCCCGATTCAGGTTTTGAAACTGGAAGAAACCATTCAGGAAACAACTGTGCATAACTTCTACCACATTGGCAAGAAGATTCCAGATGGTTACGTGTACATTGGAAGGGCTGGACAGGGCTTGAAAGAACACCCGCTACATAACCCTTTCAAGATAACAGATAAGTGTGACCGTGATACTGTGATACGGAAGTATGAAAGTTATCTCTGGCGTGGTATGAACAATGGGACTATTGACCCTGCACTAATTCTTTCTCTTGACGGAAAGAAACTGGTCTGTTACTGTTCACCTCACAAATGCCACGGTGATGTTATCGTTAAAGCTATCGAGTGGCTTAAAACAGACGACAACTACCAAAAGATGAAGGAGAAGTACGATGCGAATAGACAAAGATAAAGCAGTCCTTGATGACGAAGGTTGTGTGAAATCATTCACCCTCTTAGTCGGTGGTAAAGACTTCTTCTGTAACTGTGGCTGCAACTGTTTCCACAAACCTGACAGGAATGACTTGTCTGTTTACTCATGCAATGGTTGCCACAAAACGTACAAGAGGGTAGACCAACCACGAAAAGTGTGTTAGCATGTGTCTTCGTTTAACTATAAACAGGCAAGAAAGAGAATGCTGAAACAACTTATCCTTGTTGGGGCGCTCTGTATTACACCGTTTGGAGTTAAAGCAGTAGACTGTCCAGAGTTCTCTCAGGGTCAGGTTGCAGTTTTAAAAAAGGCTCACGCCTATGGTTCACATAACATGGGTGGTAATTGGGGAGTGGTCTTAGCGGCCATTTCCTATCAAGAATCCAGTGCTGGCGATAAGGTTGTCAATCACAAAGGTTCTTATGGTGTTTTCCAGAATAAGCTCACAACGGTAACTAACAGGACTGGTGAAAAACCAGCAGTTGCCAAAAAGAAACTTATTCATAGTTTCGATTATTCCGCTGAACAAGCCAAGAATGAACTTGACTATTGGAACGGCAGATATTACCTTAAAACAGGACAATCAAACAACCTAACACGTGTTCTGGCTTCGTACAATGCAGGTTACAATGTATCGGCTGGCAAAGGCTATGCCAAACAGGTAAAGCAAAAGATGAAGATTGTAGAGCACTGTATCATTAACAAAGAGGATTAATCATGATTCAGCAGACTTGTAAAGTCGCAGTACGTTCACGTCTTGATTCAGTATATCAAGCGGCAATCTGTGATATTCACCACAGCAACTTATCTGGAAAGGTTCGTATCTGGAAAGAGGGTGAAGCTCCAGAGTTGTCAGAGGAAGAGGTGTTCATGAACCAGTTGGCTATCCTTCCTGAAAAGATGCCAGAAGGTTATGACAAGAAGCCTAAAGCAATCGTTGTTGATATTGATGGTGTTGTCACCCATTTTGACGATGAAGGCACTCTGCTTATTACTGGTGAACGGGAACCATATTGGCAGAATCACATGACCATTGCAGAGATGGCTCATGAGCAAGGTATTATTGTAGACCTCGTTAAGGGTCGTGTTGAGAAAGGTGATACCTTAATCTTCCTGACTGCACGTGGAGAGTCACAACGTATCTCAACAACGATGACACTGAACAATGTGTTCAATCCATACAAGTATCACCTGTTCATGCGTGGCTTGTTTGATAACCTGACACCTGCACACATTCTGAAGCGTGACATCTTGCACACCTGCATTATGCCATACTATGATGTGGAATTGTTTATTGATGATACTGCCTTGAATATCCAGCAGATTAATCAGGATTTTCCTGAAATCAAAACAATGCTGTATCATTCGTAAAAAGTAGTTGACGCCACTCTGAGAAGGGTGGCATAATCTCTCCTGTCAAGACGACAAACAACTAACTAAGAGGCTTTATCATGATTCAGGAAACTATCGTAGTAAACATCAATGACCTGTCAAGCAAAGTGGCATACGTTGCTGATGTTGTAAAAGCTCAGTTCTCAGGCCGTATTTTCCGTGCTGTCAACGTAAAGAAAGATGGTGCGCTCCGTGAATACCGTGCTCTGACTGGTGTTTCCAAGCATGTAAAAGGTGCTGGTTCAACAACCGCACACAAACCTGAACTGCTGACCATCTATGACATGGGTCTGGCTTCAACTCTCGGTGCAGAGGGTATTCAGGCCGCTGGCGCTCCTTACCGTTCATTCAACATGGAAACAACTCTGATGCTGGAGTTTGTAAAGGGCGACAAGAAAACTACTTACGTCTTCATCGACGAAGCAACTAAATCTGAAATTGCTGATGCGAAAATCAAAGCTGCTGTTGACGCAAGCTCAAGCATTACCAATCAGTCTGTTGCAATCCTGCTTGGTGCTCTGAAATGAGTAGCCTGATTCAGGACTTTGACGACCTTCTGTCTCATCTCAACTCTGAAGAGAATGACATGGCCTTGGCATTACGCCAAAAGTTGTGTGACCATCTTGAAGAGCAGGATGAAAGACTTGAAAAGTTGGATGCACTGGAAGCACACGGTGTTGACAATTGGGAAGGTTACGATTTGGCGATGAGCAGCTAATCAATCAAGGGACTCTTCGGAGTCCTTTTTAGTAAGGAATAAATATGAAGTGTGAAATCATCTTTCCAATCCTTGAGGTCACAACAGGGATTATGGTATCTGAAGAGGCTGACAACAACGAGTTGGCAGACTTCATCGTTAAAGAGTTCGCTACACGTTACCGTATCAAACCTTCTCAGGTAAAGCTGCAAGCACTGTTTGACATCGGTGATGATAGTCTGGTAGCATGGATTTCCCATCGTCGCTTTGACTTAGCTCATGGGTTGATTCACATGAATGGTAAGCCTGTTACAGAGTTCTGGTTCCGTGCTTACAAGGACAAGAAAGGTACTGCGTAATGCTTCGTCTGGTAGTCTATAAAGATGCACCGAATGCCTTGCAATCTGAGGTCTACAAGTATCTTGAACGTGATAAGTTTGGCTACCTTAACTGCAATGACCACAGTGTAAGGCATCACTTCGGAGAAGAGTTCCCAAGGATTGATGTCAAGGACTTCTACAAAGGGATTATCAAGACTGCTGTTTACAGGGGTGAGCATATCATCTTTGTGAACAATGCAATCTCCTGCAAGGATTTGGGAAGACTTGAACATGCCATTTATTACTTGACAGGTAAACGTGGTGTAGGGCATCATATCAACATATTGGAGTTTCTTGCTCCAGTGAGTTCACAACTGAATAAATTTTTGATGAAAAGGGTTTAACATGAATAAGATTGTCTGCATGATTGCTGGTAAGAGTCAAGAAGTCGTTATGGATGAATCTCACGTTTCATTCTCCACACATCACCGCTTCACAGCTTTCCCGTACACCTCTGAAGATGTGGGTAAGGCTATCTTGCACATGGCATCTCAGCATCCTGAGAAGATTGTGTCTAAGATGATGGATGATGGATTGCTTCAGCATCTGAAAGAGTCTTTCGGCAAACTTCACAGTCTGGTGAATGAACTGAACCTTATTCAGCTTCACATGGACAATGGCGTAACCATCAGTCAGTTCTATCATCGTGACTTTGATGACGCTATCCAGACTGAAGAGGTTCGTTACGGTCGTGATGAAAAGGGTAGTCTGGTAGAGCATAAAATGCCAGTGATTATCGCTGACACAACCCGCCGTGAGTGGTGGATGAATCACAAAGAGATTGGTGAAGTTGTTGAGCAGATTAACAAGTTCGTTGTATTCGAACCGTGGAAATCACATGACTTACTTCTGTCACTGTTCACTTCACAAAAGCTGGCACGTGAACGGAAATCAGAACTACCAAACTTCTAAATAAAAATGGACTCTTCGGAGTCCTTTTCTCGTAGAGGGTTAAATGAAAAACTATGTACTTATTGCACTACTGGTAGTATCTTTCCTTGCTGGATATAAAGCATCCAACTGGCATCAATCAGCACTGGAACTGGTTGCAGAGAAAGCAGCTACTAAAGCAGGTGGTCAATTCCAGAATGACCAAAAAGAAATTGCAACCAATGTTGTTAATTCACTTGACCAATGGAAGCAAAACAATCAATCATTCAATGAGAGGGTAACACATGAAAAGATTATTCAACCTGTTTTTCTTAACAAGTGTGTTAGTGATGACTACCGCATCATGTTCAACGAAGCCACAGCCAACTTTGCAGCAAAAGCCAGTGGTTCAAGCAAACCTGCTACAAAAACAGGAAACTGACGGGACAAAGTTGAAACAGCTTGACGGGACAGACGGTCTTGCAGTAACATCAAGTCTTGAATATTGGCGTGACAAGTATTTCACTTGCGCGGTTCCTTATAACGGGTTGATTGATGTCATCCTGAAACAACAAAACTGAGGTTCACATGGTCGTTGACATTTTCACTGGTGATTTGTTTGCAGAATTCCGTAAAGGTAATTTTCATGCAATTGGTCAAGGATGTAACTGTCACAATATGATGGGTGCTGGTATTGCAGTACACTTTGCAAAGTTTTATCCGCAATGCTTTGCTGCTGATACACAGGCTTATGATTACTACAATGAGAAGGACGCTCATAAAGAGATGTTGGGTAAGCTATCCGTTGCTCATACAAATGACGGCCTTGTAGTGAACCTCTATACCCAATTTAACGGTGGTCGAAACGCTGACTACTTCGCTATGGCTGAAGCCTTTAAACACCTTGACGATTTTATGGTTGAGCATGTTGGTGAGGGTTATCGTTTAGGCTTACCGTTCATTGGGGCTGGTATCGGGGGTCTGGATATTAATGCGGTCATTAGTCTGGCTAATTCTCTTCTTGTTCGTGGTGATATTTACTTCGTGCGCCATCCAAGCGATGTTAATAATTTCATCATCAGCAAACAGTTCAAGCCAAAGACACCTACCAATCCACGTTACACCTTCCTTGAATCAGATGGACTATTCTTCTCGGTGTGTAAAGAAGGGCGTGTTGATGAGTTACCCTCCAAGTTACCCCTCCAGCATCAGAAGCTGAGTAAGCTCAAATGTTTAGGTGAAGGTAAATTAGGTGGCAAAGTCTACACTAATAAGTTTGAACGTGTACTTGAAAGTGTTCTTATTATTCCCGCTGAGAATTGGGGAGCACAACAATTAAATATTCAATTGGGTGATGAGATACCTGATTAATATACTAAAGAGCCTTCTTAATCGGGGGCTTTTTTATTTCTATTACCGGATAGCTTTTTCATTTTCAATTTGTGCATAGGGACTGGCAACGTTTTTCATTTCAAAATCGTGCATAAGGTCTGGCAAGAAAAATCATTTTCGATTTGTGCATAGAGGGTCTGGAGAGGTTTTTCATTTTGAATTTGTGCATAGAGAAAGATTCCTGTAAATAACGCCCACCCTCCCTTCTACCATGTACCGAAATATCGTCCGGTTGTAGTATCATTTTCAGCCCTGTAAGCATTTTGTCTTTACATTCAGAGGCTTAGCCAGCCCCTCAACATGTGAAATAGTATAAGCGATTCACCGGAATAACGTCAAGCGATTTTTTAAAAACTTTTTCTTTTATTTTTTGTTGACTTTAGAAAGGACAATCTTTATATTTCTATCCATCGAAACAACCACAACGGAATAAAGAAAATGAGAGACCCTTTTACAAGAATGTGTAAAGAAGTAGTTAACTCAACATGCCCCATTAATGTTGTATGTAATCCGGCTAAACACTCTTACCATACAGCGGTTAATTCTAAGGTGTCTAACGAGGACGCATACAGTTATTTTAAACAGTGTGTTGTTCGTTGCCCTGATGAAAAAATTCTTGCTACCGTGTCACACGTTATCATTACACGTGCTGATAAGAATGTAATTGTTTTCGGCTGTTATGAAGATGCAGACAGCTACTATAAAGAGCTTTTCCCTGTTGATGCAGAAAGAGAAAAGTTTTTAGAAAAACAGTTTGACAACGGTTTTATGGTTTTGGTAAAGTAACCCCATCGAAACAAAGCAACCCTAAACAAGGAATAAAATTATGAATACTCCATTTATCGTTAACGCTAAACAACGTGCTATCCTTGCTGATAACTCTTTCAACCCTTCAATCTCAAAAGAGGGTAAAAACATTCGGGAAGGTGTCACGATTCAAAAGTTTCTAAATCGTATGGGTATCTATTGCGAGGGTTTAAACCTTCAATCAGAAATCTATTTAGAAGCCCGTGAGTATTCACAATCGCGGGACGTGTACGGCAACCGCACGGCGCATTATTGCGTTACTGTAATGATTGATGATAAAAAGGCTGGCAAATATTATCATCCGTTTGACATCGTGGGAAGTGGTTCACGCCGTCAACAAGTCGGGTATGGTAAAGATAATGGCGACATTACATACAGCCTTGAAAAGTTGGGTTATCCGGTTGAACTTGTTCAACGTTATGAAGAGACATCCGGCGCAATCCGTTACACTTACAGATTAAAATCTTTAGAAAATCTTCAAAAGGTTGTTGACGCTGCAAACGGTAACTTGTACTATAGCGCCACGGTTGAAGGTTACGAAATCAAAGCGCCGTTATTCAGCTTGATTGAATTGAAGATTAAAAACCTTGTGTCACGGAAACGAGATTCAAGCCGTAAATTTGCGGTAACTGTTAGCCGTCACAAGGGCGACAAAGTTTCAAAAGTAACACGTTTAAATTACTAAAAAGTGCTTTACATGGTGTTTGTACTTAGATAGTATAAGCACCAGATAAAGAGCTTTTACAAACAACCCTTATAAAGGAATCAAGAAATGAATGCTACCTTCTCAATCATCAAGCCAACTTTTGAAATCCGTTTCACTGCTGAAATGTCTGAATGTTGCCCTGCTTTCTTTAGTGACCAGTGGAAACTAACAAACAATCATCAGGGCGGCGTGACTATCAAAAACCCTTTAGCTTGCCGCAATAGTTATCCTTATGCAATCCCGTTGCAATGCAGCCTTGCACAGCTTACAGCGGAGTATGCAGAACAGGGAAGGGATAACCCATCTAAAGCGGCTTATGACAGCTTACAGGCACAATTAAAGCGTGACATTGAAGCGGCTGAATATTTCATTACAGGTGCAATCTTTGACCTTGAAGGAAACGAGGTGATTAATTCTGTTGCAATGGGTTACGGTTTTGATTACTCTTATCTTGATGAAGAATCATTAGAAGAATCTTTAGAGCGTAACGTAAAAGATTCAGATTGTGAAACGCAAATGATTGAAGCCGTTGAAGAGTTCAAGAAAAGAATCTCAAAAATCTAGTTGCAAAGGGGTTACGGTTATGAGACTATAACCCCGTCGAAACAAACAACCCTTATAAAGGAAAAAATAATGAATGTTACTACTTACAATAATCTTCCCCCTGTTATGGATATTACTTTGCGAGAGGGGCACGGAAAGGAAATGCAGTTTACTGATTTACGTGCTGAATATAAGCCTTTGTGGTGGCATGATGCCGGACTTTCTAAAACTAAAAGTGGTTACGGAAAAAATATCCCTACGCCGTGGGCTGTCAATTGGGCTGGACGTTTGCGCCGTATTTATTCAACTTGTTACGGTAACGCTGCAAGCCTACACATAAACGTAAACGGTAAAAAGATTGCTGTAATGTAATAAAGAGCTTTACAGGGTGTTTAGAAGTTTGATAGTCTAAGCACCTGATAAAGAACTTTATCAATCAACCCTTATAAAGGAAACTAACATGATTCTTTCACCGAAAACTTTTAGCCGTTCACTGGTTGCCTCAAACGATTCTAAAGCTGCTGAAAGATTCAGCGCCCAAGAACTTGTAAAGGTTGCCCGTCAATTCCTTGCAACGTTTCCCGCTAATCGTGAGCGTTTTTCAAGTAACGTTTTGAACTTGACAAAATCGGTGGAAAACGTAGAATTCACGCAAGGCGTTATTGCTGAAATTGACGACATCATGAAACGCGGTACTAACTATGCGATGAATGAATCTAAAGCGTTTGAATTCGCCGTTAAAACCGTGTTAGTATGTGATTACGGGTTTACTAACATCGTTTCACACGGTATCAGTGATGCACTATGGAAAGATGCCGAAAACAGAAAATTTATGCTTGACTTGAAATCTGATTTTCTGGCACAATCTGGTTACTAATTTCACTAACTCTTAAACAGGAATAAACATCATGAAAATTTTCTTCTCTTCTCGTTCTGCTATGCGTTCTGCGACTTTTGGTAAAGCAACCGACAACGGCAAAGAAGCAACTAAACGCTGGTCACGTGACTTTGCAAAGGTTATCCGCGCCAAACGTGTTGAAGTTGTCCAGCAGGTTAACAGCGTGACAGGCAAAGTCAAACCTGTTAAAGTGACTTTCCGTAAATCTCGCAAAGTGGCGGCATAACGTGACACAATCAACGGTAAATTATCTTATGGGGGGCGGCCTTGCCGCTCTTACAGTGGGCGGGTTTTACTTGTTCAACCTCATCAAAGAGGTTAAGCAGGTAGACGCAAACAAAGGGGCTGTTAAATCGTTTTTAGACGGCCTTACAGCGGCGCAAACGTCTTTGTTGATGTCGTCTATTACTCACGGTCACAACTTTGCAGGGGACTTTATAGCGGCCTTAAATGACGCTCAAAAATACCAGTATTCGGGCTTGCTTTCTGTCATTGGTTCGGGTACATTAAAGCCATATTACAGTGAGATTGTAGAATCTCATCGGGAAAAGGTAAGAGGTTAAAAATGATTGGTCTGATTATCGTTTTAGGCGCTATCGGTATTTTTGCTTTACGTGTTATCGGTGAATGTGTCGGATTAATCAGACCTTTCGAAGATGTTTTAGCCGAACGTGAAAAACTTAAAAAGTAAAAAGGGGCTTGAAAATGGAAAGTGTAGCGGGTATATTGTTTGTCGTAATGTGTATTGCTGTTGTTTTGTGGTTGGCGTTACTGCCTGCAATCATAGCCAACAAGAAAGAAAGCACGAACAAAGGTTTTATAATCGGCTTAACAATCGTCGGATTATTTTTCTTTCCGTGCTGGATTATTGCTCTGATTTGGGCTATTGTGGATTCATCAAGCCAGCCGCAAAAGGTTATTTTAGTAAAAGAGGTTTAAAAGTGCTTTACAAGGTGTTTATAGTTAGTTACCATAAGCACCAGATAAAGAGCTTTTCAAAACAACCCTCAAAGAGGAATAAAATTATGTTATGCGTCCACGGTACAACTTTAGAAAACTTCAAAATGATGATTGCCGGAGAAGGCAAGCCGTCCGGTGCATGGAACGTGTCAGAATGTGACGCCGCAACCTATTTCTACCCGCTTGATAAAATCGCTAAAGCTGAATGTCTTGAACTCTCTGATTTTGACGATGAGGCAGATTATCAGGCCGCTATCCTTGAAGCTGCAAAACGCCACGCAAGAGGAAACGCCACGACAACGGCGGCAATCCTTGAACGTGATGCTAAACTGATTATTTTTCTTGCTGATGTTCCCGATTGCCTATTAGAGGATGATTATTCTTGTGATAACATGGCCGATATTGCCTCTTTCATTCATGAAGATGATTTTAAGGTTGAAATGATTCTTAAAATCTGGCAGTATGAGTTTTTCGGAATCTTTAGCCCGTATTGTGTGCAACCTGATAACCCTTACACGGCGACAATGAGTTATCACCTTGAACAAATGGCAAGGGCTATCCAGAATTCAAACGCTTATCTTTATGATACTATTGAAGAGTCATTAGATGAGAGTGAACAAGAAAAAGATTTAGATTTTCTGATTAACATCTAAAAAGAGCTTTACAGGGGGTTACGGTTATGAGACTATAACCCCGTCGAAACAAACAACCCCTTATAAAGGAATCAAAACATGTTACACATTGCCCACATGCAAAACTACCGTTCACGCACTGCATCAGTAAAACGTTATGGCAAATTTAAAGCGATGCGTTTTGAATGGGCTTGCTATCGTAAATTCCTGAATTTTGACCGCTCAAAGTTTGTTGTACACTCTCAACCGCTGGATAATCGCAAGTTAGAAGCCCTTGCCCGTCACGCTGGCTTAATCCTTGCAAAACACGGTCAAGACGTTGCAAGCGACTTTGTAAACCGTTGTTTTACCGCTTTACCGTATACCAATAATCTAACGGTTGGCCTGTTTATTGAACGTGTTGAATTCTTCGCAACAACACACTAAAAAGCATTGCAAAGGGGTTACGGTTATGAGACTATAACCCCGTCAAAAGAAAACCTTAAACAGGAATCAAAACATGTTAAATCATCAAAGCGGTATCGTTTCCCTTGAAAGTGGTCAAGAAATCACTCTGGCAAAACTGCAAGAAATCTATCTTGACTGGATTAATAATTTCTTGACTGTTGAACGTTTCGCAGAATATTACGCTTTAGAAGTTGATGAAGCGCAAATAATCATTCAAGCGGGGCATAAGGTGCAAGGGCTTTACTCTGGAATGTTAAAAGAGCTTCAAGCCAGCGCATTAAAAGCACTTCAAGACTAAAAAGAGCTTTACAAGGTGTTTAGATGTTTGATAATCTAAGCACCTGATAAAGAGCTTTCTTAAAAAGGTGAAAACGCATGAAAATGACAGATTCAGAACAGAAAACTGTTCAACGTCTAATGAAAGATTTAGGCTTTACCACTATGACCGCCACAAAACAACCCGTTATGGAATGGTACAACGGCGTAATAGATGCAAAGGAAAAGATTGTAAACCTCTGGCGCTTCAATGGTGAATTGCAATTTGAAGTTTACGACAACACAAACAAAAGCCCTACAAAGTCAACTAAAGATTTAGAACAATCTTACACGATTTGGGCAAACGGTCATTTTATCATCAATCCGAAAAAGGTGTAAATAATGGTACTCTTTCCAACAATCTTGTTAATTGCTTCATCATGTTCTAACCTGAATTCTTGCCAATTCTCACAGCTTGATAGCTGGCAAGGTGTCCCGTCAAATGTGAGTATTGAAGAGTGTATAGCCCGCCGTGGCGACTTTCCAGATGATGAAACAGGGTGTTTTGTACTTGCCGGAGAAGATGCCAAAACGCTAACCCTTGAAAACATCGAAACAGGGGAATGGGTAGAAATCGACAAAGATTAAATTATTTTTCATCAGGGGCTTTACAGCCCCTTTTTCGTTTTGCTATACTCTTTTCATCGGTTGAGCAGTCAACCACAACAAAACCTTAAACAGGAATAAAACATGAAAAAGTCAATCGCAATCAACCTTATCCGCTCTTCTTCTGTAATGACCCGTATCAACAAAGAAAGCTGGACTTTTCAGACCTCTTTTAGCGGTGAATTCGCAGTAATCAACAAGGCTTCAAATGGTGTCTATTTCGTCCACACTAAAGGCAACAAGGCAACCACACACAAAACCTTTATGGCGGCTGTTGCGTCCATCCTTGACCTGTATTTAGAAATCATTCATGATTCTATGCGCCGTAAGATTCAGGAGCTTAAAAGCCGTTACAACTCCTTAGAACTGATGCGCTACACTCACAAAGATAACCTTAATCGTTTTGTTATCGCTGATGAAGTTTTAGACATCATGCAGGGTGAAAATGGTGAAATTGTGACCGACATTTTAAAGGGTAACTTTGCAACGTATCGCACTGAATTAGCCGCTAAAGCCGCCATGAAACATCGTTTTGTGTCTGCTGCTTACACACTTGAAAGTGTTATTGAAAGGATGAGTAAAGCAACGTTTAAGACGCTCACACTATTACAAGCCAACTTACCAGAATCTTTCAAAGTAACCACTTTCGACGCTTGACAGGTAACATCAAAGGGGGTTAAAATCCCCCTATCAAACAAAAACCTTAAACAGGAACAAACAAAATGAATATCTTGAAAACTAACGATTTATGCCGCTTGATGCACCGCGATTTAGGTAAACCATACGTTTACTTTATTGAGGACGGTAAAACATACTCTTACAACGTGAACAGGTTCGGGGCTTATGCTGCTAAAAACGGTCTTCTGATGAAGTCTAAAAAGCTGCTAATCATCGCTGATGAGGATGAAAAACCAACCTTAGCAGTCAAAATCTATTTCTATAAAAAGCCTAAAAATCCTCAATAATCAGTAACTTATCAAATAGCCCTTGACATTCCACTTGACAGGGGCTAAAGTGTTTTAAGGGTTTTCTCTTAATCCACCCTTTCTATATTCTGTATTCCTCTCTTTAAAGACTCTTTACCATTCCTTTGATTATCGTCTAATTGTCTTCTAAACAGCATTCTAAGCCGTTAACACTGGCATATAGTCCCGCTATAGTGATTCTTCTAAACAGTCTTCTAAACCGTTCCACTCCTTCCCTAACAGTGGGAACCCCACAGGGAACCAGATTAGACAGTCTTCTATAACCCTTCTAAATCGCATTCTAAGCGTTTCTAAGTCTACCCCTTACGATTGGGTTAGTAACCCTTCTAAGTCTCTTCTAAGAGCATTCTACGGCCTCATTAAATGATTGCTTTCACACTTGCTTTCTGTTAGTCTTCTAAGCCCCTTCTAAGAGTCTTCTACGATGAATCACTATCATTGATTGTTGGTTGTTGGAGTCTTCAAAACGTCTTATTGTTGGCTTGTCAGACTCTTAAAAGATGGGTTAAGATACTGGACAAAACACTGTCAATATTTACGCTATGGTTAGCCACTTTTACATTTCGTTAACAACTTTTTAACATCTCTGCAACATTCTATTCAGTCATCTGCATAACATCTTGACAACATTCTATTAACATTCCTGTTACAACTCTTTAACGATTCTTTAACACGGTCATGTTAAGAGTCTGTTACAACCCTGTTAAAATTTCTCGATACAAATTAACATTTCGATAACATGGTGATTCAACTGTAAAGCCATTTGTCAAGTCTAATAAATTCTCTTCAAACCCTTGACAATCCTGATTAGTTGAGTTGTTAAGACCCTGTTAAAATCCTGTTAAGATTGTTAAAGAGAATGGGTAAATGTTAACGGATTAGATGAATTGTTAAGAGCTTTGGAGAGTTGTTAAGAGACTGTTAAGAGAATGTTGCAGATATGTTAAGATTTTGCAAAGGAACGGTTAACTTCTGAGAAGCGGCCACTAA